ATCTCAGTGTAGCTATCTAGTTTGTCTATGATAGCCTGTGCTTCTGAGTCAATGTGGCCATCATCATCGATGACCTTGTCCAGATCTATGGCCACATAGTCATCTTCCTCTGAAAATACAAAACCAGGCCCTATACCCTTTCGTTTCTTGATAGCTAAACGAGCATCCTCAAATGAGTGCCATGTAGATGGATCACTCGTACTGGCATGCTCGAAGGTCGTTGCATTACGAGGATGCTTGTCCTCTCGGTATATGACCCATTGATCGAGCTTCTTCAGCTCGTCAGGAATGCCATCTAAATTCATCAGTCAGGCTCATATATCCGTTTAATCCAGTTCAGATTCTCCTCTGGAGTAATAGATCAGTCTGGGCTTCCATCATCTTCTAAGACGACGGTCTCTCCTCCTTTTCTCTCTTCTATCAGAGCAGCCAGTAACAAGGCATAATTCCTGAGATCTGCTACCTTCTGCTTCAAGCCCTCTCCGAATTCAGCATTCCAGCACCAGATGAACCTGTCCTAGCACAGCCTTCCTAATAGAGTGAAAGTGCTTTGTCATTAGTGTGAGGCAATAGTGCTCGGGGGAGAGGTTCACCATATTACCAGCATCTCCGAAGTTGCTCAACCGGTCTTCGTCGGTAGCATATTCAGTTTTCTTGACTCCCAGGAGCATGTTCTCATGATCATCAAACTCCTGCTTCAGCTTCTTAAAATCCTCTACCTTCATCTACGATCCTCCTCTCCATTCTCCACGTAATATAGCTCTTCCTTCGCTCTAGTGATAGCTACATATCGAAGATTATTCTCTTGGCGTATCTGCCATGATTGCATAGCCCATCTGCTCGGCATTAGACTGGGCATATGAATGAATACCCTAGGCCACTCTAACCCTTTGGCCTTATGAATTGTGCTGAGAGTAAGCAGCCCCCCTCCGCTATTCTGGAAGATCTGATTGATCTGCTCTACCAACCTTGGGATGGTTCTATCATCCTCAGGTAGATGCGCTATGATTGCGGATAGAGAGGCCACCTTGTCGTCTATACTCTGAGCTTTGGCATCTTTGCCCTCTCTCAGGAGTCTACCTACCTCACGATTCAAATAGGCCTCGAGCTTATCTCTTAGGTCTTCCACATCTCTGGCCTTCATAGTATTCACGAGATGGATTAGTCCCTTGCCTATATCTCTGCCAAGGATCTTACACCCTCTACCCTGAGCTATCATCTTGTATGCTAGGTTGATAAGAGGTGCAGTATTGCGGCAGAGGATCACATCATCATTGTTGGGAGGAGTTGTGGCATAGTCCGTGAATTCTACTATGCCTTCGGGAGCGGTCTCAGATGACTCTATGTGAGGCACCGATTTCTGAGCTTCCTCTACGACTCTCTTGGAGCTTCTATAGCATATTGATAGTGGCAGCTCGGTGCAGTCAAACTCAGAGGCTATGAGTTCCATCGCATCTGAATCTGCTCCCGTGAAGCCGTATATGGCTTGATGAGAATCTCCTACTGCCACTAGCCTACCATCCTGAGCCAGCATCATCTTGGCTAAGGCTCTCCTCACCCCGTTCGTATCCTGAGCCTCATCCACGAATACCCAATCGAATGTGAATGTCCTTAGCTGCCTGAGCACTGGCATATAGATCATGTCATCGAAGTCGATCACATATCCTGCTGAGCTTATGGACTCGGCTAGGACAGACCGAGCATAGCTGATGGCCATTTCCCTATGCTCATAATCTATGTCCACATCGAAGTGATCTATCATTTCCTGCCATGATTTAGTATCGTTTGGAATCAAACAGCTGATCCCTCGCTGTTTCGCTAGGCTAACTAGATGGACTACTGCGTCTCCGTAATCAGATTGGGCTCTCAGATCCATAATTGATCGGACTATCTGACGCACTTTCTTCTCATCTACCTTGCAATTGGGACATTGCCGCTTCCATATCCTCAATCCGGCTGAATGAAACGTAGATGCCTGAGCGTGGCTAGGAATCCTGGATTTGAGTTCATCTGCGATTGATCGATTGAATGCCAAGAACAGAGAGGTCTCAGTAGAGGGAATAAGGCTGAGTGCATGGATTATCGAGGTCGTCTTGCCTGATCCGGCTACGGCTTCGATAATTGCTGATCCGAATCCATGGGCTACCCAATCAAAGAGTGCCTGTTGGTATCTGCTCGGAGTGAATATGGATTCGGGGATCTTCTCTCCTAAATCTATCTTGACTCTCACCATTTTCTCTCCCTCCTGCCCGAGATAATGTCCGCAAACATCCTATTACATCTAGACATAGTTGTAAATAACCAATTTCTCATACGGACTGGAGGTTACCCCACGATTCACCATATTTGATATCGACTGGGCCGAATGGGACTTTCGTTTCGAAATCAAGATGATTCTCCATAGTGTCTTTCATCACCAATGCTGCTTCTCGTAGAGCCTCCTTCTCGATGAGTATCATGATACTATCATGGATCTGAGACCATCTCATGTATCTCATTCCTAACTCATCGAATCTCTGGCACGTCTTATAATATGCTCTGAATGTCATATCGCTCACGCTACCCTGGATAGGCATATTCACAGCCTGACGTTGAACTTCTGATCTCTGCTTCTTATCAGCGATCAAGCTAAATCGGCGCTTGCGACCATATAAAGATTGCACCTCATGCGTGAGCAAGACCTGCATCTTCATATTAGATATCCACCACTTGGCTGCTGGCATGATGCTCATCAGTCTATCTATTAGATGTTGAGCCTCCTTTTCAGATACACCTAATTGTGGAGCTAGGCCCTTAGCTCCTCTTCCGTATATGACTCCGAATACGATTGTCTTAGCTGCTCTACGTTTAATCTCCTTTTCCTCTTTAGATAGAGCATTCCACTCATCATCAGACAATCCATATAATTGCTTGGCTACTGCCTCATGGATATCTCGTTCACAAATAGCTTGGATGAGATTATCATCCTTAGCGTAATGGCCAAGCATCCTGACCTCTGCCTGAGGATAATCCCCATATAGGATGAGGAAGCCAGGATCAGAAATATATATATCCTTTATGTCGTTATCACGAGGAGTGCCATGTAGATTCGGATTCGATGATGATTGCCTGCCTGTCACAGTACCATGCAAACGCACGCTCGGCCTTATTCTACCGTCTTCCCACATCGAATCTCGTAGACCCTTGAAATAGGTGCCATATTTCTTGCTTAGAAGACGATGCCTGACCATGAGCCTAGGATAATCGTGCTTCTGCGCCAACCAGAACAACATATATGTGCTTGTGGATCGAGAGGACATTCCTTCGAACGTGTGAACCGATTGTGTATGCCAGTATTCCTGAGCCTCGGGATCCTCTACACTTCGTATTTCGTCTAATAGAGTGATCTTATCTATGGTATCTAGAGTGCCTCCTCCCATTTGATCTAATTCGAGATTACCCTCGCTCTTCTCACCATAGAGGTATTCTGCTACCTGTTTGGGGCTATTCGGATTTATGTCTTCTGCACCAGGGAAACCCCTCATTTGTTCTTCTATATCATTGATCTCCCTTAACCACTTATCGCCATTAGCCTCCAAGCGATCTTTGTCCACGAGCATACCTGACATATATTGCTTCGTGAAATGGCCTGCTGCTGGCATCAGGAGATTGGTCATGACACTAATGTCTGTGTCATCCATTTCACTACGGAGATCATCTGTGAGTCTGCGAGTATAGTCTGCATCCGTAGCATTATAGGTTAGTAATTCCTCACGGTCTATGGATTTGACGTCCTTGATCTTATCTCCCATCTTATATGTAGGAGACTTATAATATGAGACAGCTAGCCTCTCTAGATCATGAACCCCTTTGCGTTCATCAAGGACATAGGACGCGAGCATAGTATCCCATTGATACTTCGGGCTTATTCCTTCTTGATATAGCCAGGGGATATCGAACATTCCGTTATGGAATGAGCATGAATGCGCGGACAATATGTCATTGAATCTTATCTTAAACTCTGGATGATCTCGGATAAGATCCCAGTCGAATGCTACTGCCGTCTCCCCTTTCCATGATAAGGCACATGATACTATATCCTTGCCAAGATATCGAAGGCCATCTGTCTCAAGATCCACTGCTATTATACTATCAGAGGGTAGCGTCTCTAGGCGATCTAATAGCGCACTCATTCGTCTCATATTATGAGCAGATATGGTGATATAAAAGTCTAATGGAGCTTCTATGGAGACAGGACCACCCTTGTAGATCTCTAAAGCCGTATCGAGATCTGAACATAGATCGGGGAAGCCATCGTTGAATCTTAGTATGGCAGAAGGATGAATAGAGGAGATCATCACGCACTCATGCCCTGAGATATCTATGATCTTCGGCTTGCCTCTGGCCTTCCCTATAGCCTCCGTCTTGCTAGTGATAGCCAGATGGCCGAATTTCCCTAGGGGCATAACGATCTTCGGTTTGATCTTAGCCAGCTCATGAAAAAGCCGCTCACGGCAGCATTTTATCTCCTTTGATGATGGATCCCTATTTTTGGGAGGCCTGCACATGACAGAGTTGGTATAGTATATCCTCTCGACTTCTACTCCAACCTCAGTCATAGTCCGTCTGAGTAGCTGACCTGATCTACCAACAAATGGCTTACCCTTCTTTACCTCATCTGATCCTGGAGCCTCTCCTACTACAGCTATGTAACCTTGGCCGTCACCAGATGGAGGTACTAAGGGCTCATCTTCAAGAGTGCATTCTGAGCATTTAGCGTATGGTAACTTCACGATGGATTGCTCCTCATGAGAGGGCAGGTTCGGATTCCATGATAGCATTTCCGAACCTAGCGATATAATACACTTAGATCATGATAGATCTTTCATTCGCTATCATAGTAACGGGTATGAGCGTATATCTGTTTATCATTTGTGCTATCCTAGATACGGCCATCTCATTCCAATATATGAATTCATATATCGGAATGATCTTCCGAGACATTTCATCTTGAGCTGGAATAGATCCATGAGGATCTCCCTTATATCCTGTGCATATGGCTAATTCATTGAGGCATTGAAGCGCATCCACCTTACATAGAGCTATCTCTGTGATACCTGAGACTCTAATGGCATAGCCTAGCGCAGGTAGATCGAGCCAGCCTATCCGTCTAGGCCTTTTGGTATTGGTGCCATATTCGTTACCCTGATCTCTGATAAGACCTCCGGTCGCTTCCTCGATCTCTGTAGGGAGCGCCCCAGCCCCTACCCTGGTGATATATGGCTTGACCACGCCAATGATCTTCCTTACCATCTTAGGAGAGACTCCAAGGCTATGACAAGCTGCTGCGGCAGTACATGCTGACGATGTGACGAACGGATATCCCCCATGATCAATGTCTAGCATAATGCCGTGAGCCCCCTCTACCAGACAGAAACTATGATTATGCAAGGAGGTATCACAGATATTAGCCTTACGACGTATGTTAGGATAGGCACTGAGATTTACATCGCATAGTCGGAAATTGCTCCTGGAGTATTTGTCCGCATACGCAGGCCCATTCCCACTCAATGTCGTCCCTATTGGGTTCTCTCGCTCTTCCTCTTCAGAAACATCTTGATCTCTGTGGGCTTGCGTCTTTATATGACATCGACCGTCGATATGGAGAGTCCATTCCTTAGGTTTGTCATAAAGCTTGATCGCATCCTCTACTCTCTCTATTTCTCTATCCAATCTGGTTAGGTCTATCATGCACCCTCTAGCTATCACACAGTGCATGCCATGCATTGATCCTATAGGCACCTGATTGAATGCAAACTTGTCTCCATTTTTGAACATCACTGTATGACCTGCATTGTCACTACCGTTGACTCTAGCGCAGGAATCATATATGCCTGTCGAGCATAGGTAATCTACGATGCGTCCCTTACCTTCATCTCCGAATTGTGCTCCGAGTACTATGTCGAACATTATTCACCCCACAGATGATATTGCCCAATAGAGCTTCACTAGGAAGGTCGTGTCTCAGGATCCTCCGGCTTTGCCTTCCTGAACCAATACTGTGTGATATTTGTATTCAACGTGATCAAGGCTCCAGTTACCACTGATACTCCTGCTGTCGCTATCACACTAGCAGTATCAGGGTCAACCGCTGCATTTCTGACCACGATCACGCAGAATACAGCCCAGGCCATCAGTGCTCCCAGCATCACGAACGAGTATGCCCACTTCATCTTGTCCATCGTATATCAACCTCCTACAACATTAGATCAAGAACTTCTGATCGAGGTTCTGTCCCATTACGAGCTGCCATTTCGTGAATCCATGGACAATTATCAAGGGCTGTCTGTATCACCCAGTCAACCGGATACTCGCTTCCATTCTGAGGTTCCATAAACCTCAATATAGGTTCAGATTTCGTCGGTTCGACCATATAGTTAATGCCATGATAGCCTACTGGAGTTGCCACGATAATCATGTTGCTGCTGATACCCCACCATGACTCGTGATACGCTACCTGCCCACCGAGTGCTCTGGCGAACCATTCACAATCATGCAACTCCGGTATGTATTCGTGCGTATGTATCTCACTCCAGATTAATAGAGCCTTTAGGCTCTCGAAGTCTGTCCCTCTGAAGTGGCCACTACCAAGCTTGATCTTATTGGCATTCACCACGTCGATACCGAACTTGTCTACGACGACCTGGGTAATCTTGAGAGCAGACAGTGATCCTAGGATATTCGGAGGTGGAGGCAAGGATCGAACGTTAGCAGCCTGACAGGTTGATGCCATCTCTCTATAGGCATCACGTTCAGCAGTCCTATCCTGTACTGTTCTCTGGAGATGGACTATCTCTAGGTTACGTCTATTCGCTCCTGATTCTAGGCCTTTGACGTCTGTCCGAAGTTTTCGTAGTTCCTGTTCCCTTTTAATGCAATACACTAGGGGATTCATGTACTTCCTCCTTCCATATACGGATATTCCTGCTCAAAAGTTTATTATTAAGGGTTATGTCTAGATCGAGTTTCACGTCAGGACGTCCGATCTTCATCTCTTGGCCTATCTGCGCGTATAGGGTCGAAATGCTGCTATCAACACCCTCTACACGATCTGGAAATAACCTATTTATCTCAGCCATCTCCCTTCTGACTCCAGTATAGCCAAGTAGATGGATACGCACGTTCCTCAGAAGATTCAGATTAGAAATGATGTCTAGAGCCCATATCCTAGAAGGAAATAGGTCAGGCACTATGAACTTTGAGATCCCGATGGTATCTACTCCCCAGGAGCACATCTCAACGGCGCATGACGTCCACTCATCTATATTCTTGCCATGAGGTACGCCCATGAGATTAAGAGTGGGCATCATCCTGTTTGCTTTCGTGAATGCCTCATGTGAGAGGCGCATAGTTGCCTCTGCATCATGGATGACATCAGGCAATACCATCTCTTGGCAGCCTAGCATCCTTACCACAGATAACAGAGAATCGATCTTCATAGGGACTCCATTCTCAGCTGCACCGTTATCTAGGATAACGAACTTGCCTCCTCGAACCTGCTTTCTGAAGAAGAATTCATAGGCCCAATTATTCATTTGATGCGCTAGGCATAAATGATATTCCTCTCCATTCTCCATCCATAGGTGGGCCGTCGGAAGGATAGTTGCGATTTTCATTCGTCCCCCTTACGTATTACACGTCTTGCATGACAGTATATCATCAAGAGACCCTCCCTTATATACCGTGATGCCCTTACATCCCATCTCGTATGCCATCCTGAATATTCTATCGACATCCTGTAGGGTAGCACATGGAGGTAGATTCACGGTCTTGCTGATACTAGAGTCTATATACTCTTGGAGCTTAGATTGCACTGCTATATGTTCCTCTGGAGTGATATCATACGCAGTGACGAGGTAAGCCTGCTTAGAGCCTTGGAAGAGAGGATGCCTGATATCGTGGATCCCTGTAGCATCTGTCCGTACATATTCAGCTGCGAATACAGGTTCGATACCACTACTGACTCCTGCCAAGATGCTAACAGTACCCGTGGGTGCTTGCGTAAGTATAGAGGAGTTCCTCAGCTTTAGACTCAGATACCCGAACTTTGATCCAGATGGTGAGGACATAAAATCTCTAGCTGAGAACATGGGCGCTTGTCCTCTCTCCTTAGCGAGCTTGGCGCTAGCACCAAATGCCTCTTCCTGTATGAATTGATATAGCTCAGAAATGAAATCTAACGATTCTTGAGATCCATATCGTATCTTGTTCAGGATGAGTACGTCGGCTAAGCCCATAGTCCCAAGGCCGATCCGACGATATAGTTTCTGGAGGCTGTCTATTTGTTCGTATAGAGGAGGACTTTTGTCAATGACATTATCGAGGAAACGTACTCCCGATTTGATAACAGTAGCCAACTCTCCCTTATTGATATCTCCGTTCTTAGAACACATGGAAACCAGATTGATGGAGCCTAGATTGCAGGATCCATATTCAGGTAGAGGCTGCTCACCACAGGGATTAGTGCATGTGAGCCTCTCCCTGGTCATACTCATACGATTACATGTATCGATGAATACGAGACCTGGGCTGCCGCAGAATAAAGCTGATTCGCAGATGGCTGACCATATGGAGCGGATATCAATTTCCTTATGGGTAGCAAGTCTCCCATCTCTTTCCCATTTATCTATATCTCCGTCCCATAATAGATCGTAAGTAGGATCAGAAGTATCTGGGAATCTCAAAGTCCAGGTATCCTCCTGTCCTCTCAGAGCGCTCATAAATCCATCAGAGATGTTGATAGAGAAGTTGGCCCGTTTGAATCTATCTGCCTTGACGAACGCTTCGATATCAGGATGCCAATCGTCCATCATGAACATAAGAGCTGCTGTGCGACTACCTCCCTGCCTGACTTGATCAGCTAAGGCATCTGCTCCTCGCATCCAGCCAACTGGCCCTGTGCTTGACCCGTGGATCCCTTTGACTAATGAACGATCTGGTCGTAGAGACGACCAGTTTATTCCGACTCCTCCACCTCGGCAGTTAATCTCTATCATCTTATGGATGGTATTAAGGATTGCATCTCGACTGTCCTTACCATGAACCTCATTAGGTGAGTCCATCCCAAGTACGAAGCAGTTATACCAGGTAGCACTATGCTGTTCCGATCCTGCCCCAGATAATATACGACCTGCTGGTAGGAATTTGAAATCGCATAGCATGCTAAGGAATTCTGCCTCTTCTTGCTCATTATGAGCTACAGCAGATGCTACCCTCCCCCACATATGAGATAGCTTAACCTCCATTAGCTTTTCGCCATGACGAAGAGCATAGCGATCTAAGAATACTGTCTCACGTTGATCTGTCCATGGGAATTGCATGTCTTCTTATCTCCTATTTAGCCGGACATCTGAAGACCTCTGCATCGAACTGACCATCTTCAGATACAATGACGAAGGATACCTCGGGCATTAATTCGAGTATCTTCTGACCTATCCTCTCACAACTCATCGTTCCGAATGAGGGAGGGCCATCTTCCATAAGTCGGAAGTTGACGATCTCTCCTATTACGCTATGGAGCCTCTTCCTGAGATCATGAAATTCTATCCCTCTGTCCTCGGATATCAGAGCCTTGGCTTCGATCTTGAATACGTGTGCATGAGGGCTAGCTAGATACTTCCTATGTCCTGGTGCATCTGGCCATTCATGAGTGGCGAGAATCTCTGTCCTGGCTACTATCTGTGTGACTATCATAGCGCTCCTACCTTTCTCCCCTCCGCATAAGGCTGAGACATTCCTGCCTTGCTGCTGGAGAATCTTTGAATATACCCCTAACGGCAGAGGTGATAGTAGACGAACCATCAGCCTTGGCACCTCGGAAGGAGATACACGCATGCTGAGCCTCAATCATAACACAGCATCCGTAGGGTTCAATATGCTCCATAAGAGCATCAGCTACATCACGAGTTATCCTCTCCTGTATCTGGAACCCTCTACTAGCAGCGTGAATCAATCTGGCCAACTTGCTGATACCTAAAAGCTTCTTCCTGGGTATGTATGCTATGTGAGCCCTGCCCCAGAATGGAAGGAGATGATGCTCACAATATGATGAGAAGAGAATATCTCTGACCATCACCATCTCATCATATTTTTCCTCATCGAATACTCGATATAGTTCTGGATCGGAAGGGGTGCATTGCTCTATGAAGGAATCTGCCACTCTGGTGGGTGTGTCCTTCAGACCCTCTCTTGTGATATCTTGTTCCAGGGCCAGAAGGATCTCAGTGACGGCATTAGCTATCCTTTGCCTATCCAATATCACACTCCTCTCTTATTGCCCCAAATGACCTTATGTAGTTGGATGCTCAAGCGGATGTCTCTGTTGATGCAGAATCCAGCTACTCTCTCTAGCCATATCCGAGGAGACGGCATAACTGGGCTCACGATCACATTCTGATATAGGCTTAGGAAGTTAATCCAGGAGACTGCCTCATTCAGATCTTCTTCATCTGCCACGACGAACTTGATCTGATCACACGACCTACCCTTCATCGGCCTGGTCCAGGCTCTTATCGTGCTACGGAAACTCTCATTCCCTGAGGAAGGTAGCTTCACATCAATGACCCAGCTATCTACCAAAGGGATGAGCTCATTACCAAAAGGCAGTTTGAGAAATGCCCAGGAAGGAGGATATATGGATCCATTACTCTCGATCTCTATGAAATGATGCTTATGGAGCCTCCTGACAAGAAGTTCCAATTCATCTTGTTGGACTAGAGGCTCACCTCCTGTGATACATATCCATTTCTTAGACGGATTGATATCCGTTATCGGAATATCTTGAGTATCGTCATCAACCTGAGCATAGGCTGTATCACACCATTGACAGGGAGGATCCATATTGCAACCTGCTAGGCGGATGAATGACATCGGGATTCCAGCATGAATGCCTTCGCCCTGTATGCTATCGAAGGTTTCTATGATCTTCATCATTGCCTCCATAATATTTCACGCAGCACTCTGGGCTTTCCCATACTGTGATCCTAGCGAGTGTGACAGATGGAGGGAGGTGGTTTATCATATCTTCGAATATTCTCCGAGCTAGCCACTCTGCGGTAACATTAGCCTCATGGAGAGTTTCATTCAGGACATAATGATCGTATTTCTTATTGAGATAGTCCTTCAGTATCTCCTTGATCTCAGCGAAGTCCACGAGCATATTACGCGAGTCAAGGGTATCTCCCTTCAATACCACCTCTACTTCCCAACGATGGCCATGCATGCGATTACATTTACCTTCGTAATCAGCGATGAAGTGCGCAGCGTCGATATGAGTCTTGACCTGCAATCTGAACATAAGATCCTCCTAGACGTTCCTGTTCTTTCCGTACTTGCTTATGAAATCGTTGAGATCTGACTCCTTAACCCTCCATCGAGTGTTTCTGATCTTAAACCCTGTTAGATCTCCGTTCCGTAACATCTCACGTACGGTATATGGATTCATATAGAGGAGCATTGCCACTTGATTTACTGTGAGCATTATATCTGCGATCCCCATTATCTCCTCCTCCCTATATGGTAGGCATATGGACAGTTGCCTTGATCATATATTACGATAGAGTTCTTAGCTCTGGTGACCGCAGTATAGAACAGCCTATGGATTCTATCTGAGTTATATGTCATGTCAGCATGTCCTGCTGATGATAGATCTGGAAAAACATGGACGACTTCAGATTCTCCGCCTTTCACAGAATGGATCGTGCCAACGATGATCTTTGGTCTCGTCTTTTCTTCAAGTGCTTTTCCGAAGTATTCCCATGATCCATGAGGCACCTTACGCCTCAATTGTAACAGAGCCTGGAACCTACGTGACAATAGAGTTTCGGCAGTACGCTCCGCTAGGAATTGTAAGATCTCATTATGATGTATTTCCCTATCAAGGTTATCATTGCAATAGGAACGTAAACCATCCTCAGATGAGAATACGGACTTGTCTATGATGCTCATCCAATTGAGTATCACTGAGCCAGTCCATATGCCAGTTAGATAACCTTTGGCTGCTCTAGCAGCATCGGTAGCTAACGGATTCCAATCTAGATTTGAAGTCCGATATGGATTATGAAATGGAATGCCGTTCATCTTGAGATTACGAATGATGCCGTTTAGCATATACGAGCATGATGTTAAGATCATATGCTCTCGGCCATCATTTATATTCGGGATCAGAGCCTCTCTGGAATCACTTATGCTGAAATTAGAGGACTTTACTTCTCCATCAGCATCTGTTGGCATATATGGTTTGGATCTACGCTTAGATATTCTTGATAGAATATCTTCAGCTACTCTATGAATTGTCCGAGGTACGCGATAAGATTGAGACAAGATCATATTCCTATTATCAGGGATATCTGACCTAAGGAACTCCTCGGGAATTGAACCACTCCACTCATATAAGCTCTGATCGTCATCACCAACTAAGATTAGATATCTAACGTTCCATGATCTAATGACTTTTAGTTGGAGAGGAGTGTGATCTTGAGCCTCGTCTATGTATATGACCGCTTGCGCTGGGAGACATTTTGTTTCTATGGCAGCCTCTAACCATGATGTATAGTCCATCAATCCATTCTCAAGACACCATCGTAACCACACAGAATACCATTCTTTGAGGATTGGCCTCCATTCGTCTATAGGGATCAATTGCTGTCTAGCTATCTGAACTTTATCATAGATGGTGAGCCCAGAGGCAAGGGCAATCTCTCCTCGTGTGATATCGAACTTATGTATCGGGAGGCTTTTCTCACCACTATATTTGGGATGATCCTTAATGAAGTCTCTCATGTATGATTCGGCTGGAGGAGGAGCTTGCAAAGCACGCTTGCATCTGGCATGGAGGGTTGTCATATTCTCAGAGTCTATAGGGATATCTCTACTGACAACCTCTTCGACAGCTGCTTTGGTTAGCGAACATATTGATACCTGATCGGAGCCATATTTCTTTATGGATAGCTCAGCATGTTCAGCTATCCATGTGGTCTTTCCAGTCCCTGGAGGCCCCCATATACGATATTCTTCTGTCTGATTAGGAGTGATACTCATATAACATCAGCGAGGCTGAGGGAGATCTTCTAAACACCTCAGCCTCGCTGTCCACCTTAGGCTGCTTCTCAGCCTCTCTCACTCCACGCTCACCAGGGTGCTAGTCCACCTGGAGGATCTTGGACTTGGAGCCCTTCTTACTACCCTTCCCTTTGGAACTAGGGGCTTTGGTAGTCACTGCCCCCTCGGAGCTAGGAGCGCTGGCGGTCGCTGCCTTCTTCCCCGTTCCCATCCGATAGACCTTGGTGCCACAGATCGAACACGTTCCCTTTACGGCTGCCTTGCCGTTCTTATGGGTGATAGGGGTAGGATCAGCGATCACTCGCTTCATCCTGCACTTCATGCAGAATCCTGTGATCTCAGTCGTCATGGCAATACCTCCTTTCCTTGTTATTTCTCTCGACTTAGTGCCTAATGGCACTCTAGAATGGGATATCGTCCCCTCCGTCTTGGGTGACTCTGACTGAGGCCTTAGCTGAACTGCCTCCAGTTCCAGCATCTGGGAGGACATTGGAGACTGACGCGCCCTCCTTCTCCTCACCAGAATCCCGATCTCGATACTTACGCTTGACCACGATGAGTAGCGCAGTCTTGCCATGAAGCTTCTTGGTATCGACATCGACATCGCCATCGAACCCAAAGGCCTTGAGATGGGTCTTGAGGCCTCCAAGAGCGTGATCTAGTAGGGAAGTATAGCTACTGATCATCCTACCTCCACTCTCTCCACCGACGACTTCCCACTTCCATACCAACATCGGGTTCCCATCGTGGCTGGTATCGTTGTTGCATTCCACGAGCTTCCCTCGATGCTTACCAGGCTCGGGCGCTACGAAATCCGGTATCTCGTCCATGTTTACTCTGATTCGCGCCATTATGACACCTCCTTTCTCACATCTTCAGCGGCTACCATGCCACTGAGGGCAGCGGCTACGAAGCTATCGAGATAACCACTTCCACTGCCAATCACGTACAGGTTTCTGATGTCCTTGCACCTCCATTCATTTGTGATATTCATCCTCTTACCATAGTACTTCATTTCTGGACCGAATATAATAGCTTTGTCCGAGATGAAATTTGGAACTAGCTTATCCATCTCTAAGATGAATCCTCTGAACGCATGTAATAGAGGATCAGGTAAAAGGTCAGAGATACGAAGGAGGTTACTCTGGCTGTTAGTCATATAAGAATCATCGAAGGGCATATTCCTACCTAGGAAGTCTCCTAGAGGTTGAAATGCTGAGCCACCTGCCATATATGTGATATGATGTGCCAGGTGCCTAACTAGTTCCTGAGGAGGCAAGAGCAATCCCTCTGGCACTTTTATCATGATCGCCATGTTAGACGAGCGGGATTTCCGAAAGTCGCTTAGATACGAATGTCCGTTCACATTGACTATATCTAGATCTGTATGCCTTTCGTTGATCACATATCCATTCTGGTTACAACAGAAGGATCGCACTACGAATCCTAATGAGGATTCATATATGATTTTGTAATCGTAGAACTGCTTGTGGAGGCCAGATAGCACTTCTGCACTCGTCTCGAATCTCAGGCCGAATCCAGCTGGTCCAGAGCTAAGAGGAGAATTGATAGATCTCATTAGGTTCTCAATCCACGGGATGCCCTGGAGCCCAGCAGCTATTATCGTAATATCTGCTTCTTTGAGATCTCCGTCTACTATTACTCCTCTGCATTCCTTGGTAGCCACATTGACATGAGGAGAAGCGATACTCCTATATAAGATCTTAACCCCATTGGCCATGAGATTATTCGTGAATCCTCTGACGAATCTTCTTATTCCATCCGATCCCACGTGCCTAAGAGGATAGCTTTCGAATCTCAGGAAATGTGAGTCTCTGAATGCCTTCGGAGGCTCGGGCAAAGGATCGTACCAGACTCCTGCGCCAGCGAATCTCACTATGGCCCTATCGATCTTATGGAGCTTACGTTCCTCTTCTGATCTGAACACAGATTCCATTTGGGTGCCACGAGTGAGAGAATACGTGTTCTTACCATCAGATAAGCCTCCAGCACCTCCCTCGCCTTCCAATATCTGGCAGATCTTACATGAGTCACAACCGGTCTCAGGACATACTCGATCCTCAATCGGATATCCCGTCTCGTATATTGTGACATCAGCATGGCCCGAGAGTGCATCAGCACAGAAGAGACCTGCTGGACCAGATCCTACGATCGCAACTTTTTTCATAACTGTTCTCCTCTCTGAAGGGAGATAGGACTACATTGTGGAGTTTACGTCGGTGTCTCATCCTGCGACTTTGACACCACTACCCATGAGGCCTAACAGCTTGGAGTCGGCTGGTTTGCTGGGATTTTCGCCCCATCTCCCTTCAGATAGGAGAAACCTAGATTTATTATTATGATCCCATCTCCACTATTTTCTGGATGGTTGGTTCCCAGATCTGTCGCAATCCGCTGCCTCTGTTCTTGGCCAGATATCTGATACCATTCTCATTGATATAGGAATCGGTTAGGAGATGTCTCCTATTGACGACTTTTATATTGCCCTCTCCATCATCTACTTGCACAGGAATGTTTGATAATCTGGCCAGTACATCTACGTAGGCACCACTCTCCGATGACAACTGACCAGAGAACATAGGGGCGATCAGATCGCGTTTCTCATCTATCTTCTCTAGGCAGGTCATGAAGACATGAATACGATCCCCACCCTCTTTCGTATAGGCCAACTCTTTGAATGCGCGAATGAACTTGCGCATTTGATCTCCAGTCTTGAGCCAATCCTGCCTGGTTGGTACTACTGTACCTCCCAGATCCGTATAATCACTCTGACCATCCTTGATATCTCTCAGTATCGTCCCTAGACTATATTTCTTCTGAAGTTCTGTGAGACTATCAATTCCGAGTGCCTTATAATGATGGTTATCATGTCGGAAGAAGTCATATATGTCCTGTATCTCTCTCCATGAGAGAGGCCTTACTATATCGACATTCTTGCCTTTCAGAGTTTTAGTACCTCCCTCGACATCCATCAATAGGAATGGTGTCGTCGGTGGATAGTCTATGGCAGTACCAAGGAGATAAGTCTTACCAGACCCTGTTTCTCCATATATGATCGTATTGATGAACTCCGTATCCTCCGGTCGCTCAACAGCGAATGGGAGATCTGGGGATTCACTCTGTACCGGTCGCTTTGGCATCCTTACCCTCCTATTTTCTGTCTTGTCCTGCCTTCTTACATAGGTCATTCATGATCACCAAGAGTTTAGCCTCATCCTCAGTAGGAGGATCACTCATCATGCTCTCTAGCATATTCATACCTGGGCCGCAAACTAGACCTGCTCCTTCTCTTTCGATACGAGCCTGCTCTGTAGCACGTATTTCTGCTATAGTATTGGTTTCCCCAAAGATCGTTATGAGTTCGTTATCAGCAGGTATCAAGACACCCGTAGTCGTCTGCTCTTGTGTCGATGTCGTAGGTGATATCTGCTCTTGTATTGATATCGTAGGGGATGCTTGTGTCGTAATAGAAGGAGATACCTGCTCTTGTATCGTAGTAGAAGGAGATGCTTGTGTCGCAGTAGAAGAGGAGCATCCGACTGACAGTAAGGTAACTAAGATAATAGCGATTAGTATCCTTTTCATTTCCCACCTCCTAGAGCTACTATATCCCTTCCCAGGGAGGTTCTATAATACTGTTCTCCGTCGTCATCCCCTCTGATTATATGTCTCCGCCAGTAAATAGCGATAGTCCTCGCCGAGCATATAAGCTCGACATATGGGCTGGAAATCACACTGAGAACAACGCACCAGGTTCGGAGATGGATAGATTGCGAAATCCTCACGCTTAGATTCCATATATTGCCAATATGCTCTATGGAGGAAGATGTCGATCTGTCTTTGATTCCGATAGATCTTAACTCGCTCGAATAGCTTGTTCTTCACCCTGGACGACGGCAGTTGCTTGCGCAGGCCGTTGTATATGACCCCAGACATCTCTCCTTCGAATCCCTTCTTCTCAGCAGCAGCTTGAGCCACGAACGTCTGAGCTGTCATCTGATGATCTAGATCTAGGAAATTGGGAGAGAATTGTGAGAAGGTCTTATGTTCCAGGCTGAATAAACGACCGGTCTGATTATCTCTGACGAGCCCATCTAATCTCACAGAAACAGAGCAGACTGGATCTGAACATCCCTCAGGTGGAGGCAGAGGCCTGGTCATGAACTGCTCCGTGGCAAGCACCTCGAAATCGTCCTTCGGATATTCCTCTAGATACCCTGTGAGCATCCCCACTCCAAGATTCTTCATATCGAAAAGCTCATTAGCTGCATCAGGATACTCTACGCCAATCTCATGGATACGCTTGTCCGCCCATAACTCAAAGGATTTGATAGGATCCTTCTTTTCCCCATAATACTGCTCCAGGGCATAGTGGATCCCTGTTCCGAATTCGAGAGCCGAAGATGAACGATGAGGCTTATATCCCTTGCGATAGCTCAAATACCATGCGAATCGACAACTCATGGCATCAAGCTGACTTGGCGATATTGTATCTGCTTTTTCTAGCTTCTGTCTTCCCATGTTATCTCACCCTCCTACTATCGTTTGGCATCTGGCTTTCATCCTCTTAATAAGCTCATTCGTGCTCATCTTCCCTTTCTCACGAATGATGTCTTCGATGTAATCCTCGATCGTATCAACGCTCTTAATCACGATGATCTCTACTTCACTCTCCTGCCCTATCCTATGAATACGTTTCATCGCATGTCTATTACCAGCTGGATGCCATGCTAGATCGAGGAAGATCGCTCTCTTCGCTTGAGTGAGAGTGAGGCTCTCTCCTCCCGTCTTATGTGTAATGATGAGGACACGGAAATCCGATCCGAACTTCTCTTTGACTTCATCTCGGTTTCTAGTCCTCCCCGTGAGCATATCACATGAAATCCCACATCTACTCAGCTTGTTACATATGATGTCCGCAGCTTGCTCGAAAGACGTGAATATGACTGCTGGCTCTTCGCGTCCGATCAGCAACTCGACCAACATATCGATTTTATCTGGGCCGTCATAGTCGTCAAATAGTAGTCTCGGGCTGATCGCCAGTTGGCGTAGCCTGGTGATCTGTGCCACTTTGACTCTGGCAGAGACAGTTGAGTCTTCGAAAGTAGATATCCATTCCTCTTCCATTGGTTGATATAGGGATCTATGATCCTTAGGGAGGATATAGTCTACTTTCTGACGTATAATATCAGGAAGTTCTTTGACGCTCTCATCTCGATGCAACATATAAGGTGATATCATTCTATGGAGATTATCGTTCTCTCGTTCCTTAACGCCTTCGATCTTCATTCCGAACCCAGAGTTAATAACCTCAAAGAATCTGAAAATGTAACTCCAATAGGAGGAGAACCGATCAGGATCACATAGGTGAAGCAGCGTCCACATATCACAATCTGAATTGACTGTTGGAGTCGCTGTGAGCAAGAACAGATAATCGATATCCCCAGCTATCTTCCTGAGGATCTTGAAAGCCTGCGTCTTACGATTCCGAATATGATGAGCCTCGTCTACTATTAGGATATCAAGGTGAGAAGATCTTAGAGTGCTAATATTATCGTAGTTTACGATGGACGTCTGACTAGAATCTTGATGGCTAACGACGGCTACTCCCCTATTAGGATCATGACGCATCTCACCTAACGAGAAATAGGTACTCATGTGCCATGCCCAGCTAGATATATTGCTACTGTTGCAGATGATGCCAATGTGGAGAGGATCATTCCCTCTCAGAAGAGAGCAGGCAGCGGCTGCCTCAACGGTCTTGCCCAGTCCCTGATCATCTGCGAGGATCCCCTTCTTGATAGCGATGAGCCATTTCGATCCGACTCTCTGATACGGATATAAGCGTTTATCCCCATCATCATCTTTTCGAGATCGAATATCATAGAGGGTTTTTTGATGATCCTTTACCTCTCGCATCCTACTCTCAAGCTCGCCACTCATATTCAAACCTGGATTGCGATTGAGGAGTCGTCTTAGGATATCACCACATATGGGAAAAGATCGAGTCTGTTTGAACGGGCAGAGTTCTGATGGTATTCGAACTTCTACGCCTGCGAACATGCGATCATGATAGAGATAAACTATCATGATCTCACTTGCCCCATGACTCTATGTATGACAAGACGTGTGTCCTTGCAGAGTATATATGAGGGCTGAGCCCTCTTGGTTTTCTCTTACCTTGCAATATAGAAGGATTGCTTCGTACCACATCTATCTGGACGGCCTCGGCATACATTTCACATATGCCAATGGCCTTGAGAGGAGGTTCCATGCTGACGACTGGGTTGCCCAATACTGATTCCACGATGAGTAGATCTGGCGATGCTTTGTGAAGGGCATTCCATAACAATAGAAGGGATGTGACCTCAGTCTCTAGAGATACTATCCCATCTACTATTAGTGATAGACCGGTCGTGGATCCAGGGTCAACACCGAGTAGTCTCACGTTGTAAATCATAGCACCAAGGGGATACGAGAGATAATAGAGGTGGGTACAGTACGAAAGTACTGGCGCGGATAACCCGAATGTGTTATACCTCGGAGATCATTATTTTCTCTACTATGGTCACCAGGGAGGCGGAGACATTGAGAACGAGAGGAGATAGCGATGGAAGGAATTCCGATCACCAATGTATGGGAATGGATGGTCCAGAACTGGGCTGTAGGCCTAAGCTACCTGGTGACCTTCGTGAGTGGAGGCGCATTCATGCTTTTGATGAGAGCGTTCTTCACTCGAAGCAACCCCAAGTAAGACCGATATCCCGCCTCCCTTTACCATTTCCTCATATCAAAAATTCATTATATTGATATAATGAATTTTCGCTAGGGGGATGTACAAATGTTATTAGATGTGATACATTGTTAGTGGACGGAACGATGAAGAAGGAGAACAGGATGACAGAGAGAGGGGAAGCAGGATACCAGGGATCGAAGTGGATCCGAAGAGAGAAGAGACTGGCCATCTACGTTCGAGACGGACTGGCCTGCGCCTACTGCGGAGCCACGATCGAGGACGGCGCGATCCTGACCCTCGATCACCTGATCCCTTACAACAAGAATGGAGGAAACCACGAGAGCAACCTGGTAACGGCCTGCCGGAGATGCAACTCCTCCAGGCAGGATCGACCGGTAGCTAAGTTCGCTAGGACAATCGCAGAGTACCTGAACGGAGGTACGACCGCCGAGATGATCACCAGCCACGTCAGGAACTGCCAGAGACGGCAGATCAATGTGGAGGCAGCCAAAGAGATCATAGCGAAGAGAGGCAGCTGGCAGGCTGCCATGAACGGATAGAGGAACAAGATGAACAGGAATAGAGACTGCCAGGGATGCGAATACAATACTCCAATGTCGAAGGGAGGACTCGGAAGGATATGCAATGGCAATACTCAGCCTGAGAGATGCCCAGAGTGGGCTATCAAGGAATATCGGAGAGAGATGAGACCTAGGATCTTAGTAATGTCAGACGTATCTGCATATATGAGAGGAGTCAGATGAACCATCAAGACCGTAAGACACAGATCCTGAACGAAGCCGAGGGTAGAGGTCTCACAACGAAGGATATCAAAGTCCTTTTCACAGATCCTTATCTGGTTGGCACGGAGGGAGAATATCGAGATTCCAGATGGGCAGCCAATCTCTGGGAAGAGATGATGGACAGCAGGCAGAAACCCCTTCACATCAGAGGGTTTCACTACTGGGTTCAGAGTCGCAGGGTGCGCAAGCCCAACGGCAAGATCTACGGTGATGACCCTATCAAGGACTGGAGATGGCTCACGAAGGCATGTCAGATCGCACGATACCTGGAGATCGGAGGGTGGAAGGGACTCGTTGATATGAAGCACCCCGAGATCACTGACTACGATCAGTATGATGACCCCGAGATCAACCTTCATATCACTGACAGTACCGTGGAGGATGCTGTAAAGGGAGATCTCAGCAACATGGTAGATGATCTGATGAATAGGGCCAGGTCTATGGCTCCAAGATACAATCACGATGGGTATCAGACTTATCATACGGAAGTCTGGTGTGAGAAAGGATCAATGGGGTTCATTATCAACCCAGTATGCAAGCGCAACGGCGCAGCATATCAGCCTTTAGTCGGCCAGTCGTCCGTCGAGAAGGTCGAAATGCTTGTGAGGAGGATAATTAGAGCCATAAGAGCAGATAAGAAAGTCCGCATATGGTACATAGCTGACTGGGATCGATATGGATGGAGCATGGTGACAGCAGTAGCGAGGAAGCTGGAGTTCATAATGGTAAGGGATGGCATCGAAGCGGATGTCAAACTCACCAGGCTAGCCCTGAATGAGGAACAGATAAACAAATATGGTCTCCCGAAGGCACCGAAGCTGGGAGAAGCCGTGGTCGAGTTGGATGCTCTAGAGGCCATTCATCCTGGTGAGCTGAGTAAGATCATCAAGGACACAATCAATCCCTATGTGGATCGTCATAATCCGCAGATAGTGAGGGAAGAGAACGATCGGATGGAAGAGAGGCTTCAGGAGATACTAGAGGAAATGCTACGACCGGTCTTGGAAGCAGCCCTGGACGATATCTCTCTGAAATTCGAGGGAGATGTCGATATCAACCTGAGAGACTGCTTAGATCCAGAATTCACTCCACCTGAGAGGGATCATGAAGTGGATGAGGACGACGACTGGGTGTTCGATAGCAACCGTGATTGGTTTGAACAGCTAGAGAGGTTCAAGGAGTACAAGGAATCCAGAGAAGAAGAGGCAAGATAGGATCAACCTCGCTGTAAAAGCACCTCGTCTACATGAGGTAGACTCCCGATCTACCAACTGTCACCTACTAATCTCATCAGGTAGGTGACGGAGGGTAGCGTCAGAAGAAGAAAGGAGGGCGAGATGTCACTAATCAAAAGGGAAGGGATGATGGCTGGAGATCACGCAGTATTAGAAAAGGAGATCTTCTCAGACGGGAGCGAGACCTTCGACGTAGTGATCATAGCCAAGGACTCCAGGATCCGACTCAAGATGGCGAACTACAATGCAGCCTCAGACATGTGGGTCAAGCTCCATGAATACCCAGTGGTAGACATAGTCTCAGATACCTGCGAGAGAGACACCACGAACAAGGAGACCAGGGACTGCATAGCTATGCTGACTGGATCATCGGTTAATCTTAGGTGGCCTACGCTACGGTGGCCAGAACCCTCAGCTGAGAAGTGGGATGCGCTATCCTTCGTAACGTTCCACCTCGATGATCATACAGTGGAGACGATCTTGAAGTACGCCAAGGAGCATAACCTCAGAGTCACGAACATAAGAGAAGGGAGGATTTGGGTATAGTCCGATTACCCGTTGCTCTAGAGCTTCGGTTCCAGAGCAGCAGGCAAGGTCGGATAGCCCTGCGGGAAAGGGGAATGAGATGTTAGAGGAAGAGATCCAACCAGGGGATATCATCAGAACTATCAGGGATATCTGCTACACCGATGGAAGTATGGTCATAGGAGAGGGAGATAGAGCAATATATATGGGGGGCTCCCAGATAAGGATGCTCAATGGTATAGCTGAGGATAAGATCTTCACCCTCACTATACTTGCACCCTTCGAGAAGGTGAAGAAGAGGACGATCTTAGATGCACAAGATTAGGCATGTCAGGTATCATCTCCCAGAGGAGATAGACCCTGGGAGAGTTTGGTTCATCTCAGATCCTCACTTTGATCACGACAATATTCTCAAATATTGCTCCAGACCTTTCCGAGACATATCAGAGATGAATGCAGTCATCAAGAGGAACTGGAATAAGGCGATAAGGAAAGACGATCTAGTATTCTTCCTAGGGGATATGGCCTTCGGTAGGGGATCTCGCGCACCTCGATGGTGGGTATCCCAACTCAACGGGAAGAAGGTCTACATTAAAGGGTCTCACGATCATGGTATACGACCTACGTCCAACGTACCTTCGGTGATTACCATAGCGAACTCAATAGTCCTGGTGACAGATTACGGAGAGGCTCTCCTGATACATAATCCTCATCAGGATATGGTTGCAGATTGGGAAGGATGGGTCATACACGGCCACGTTCATGATAGGAAGCCTCTGATAGATAGAGAGAGAATGATGATTAATGTGAGCGTAGAGGTCATAGACTATAAGCCTCGTAGTCTCAAAGAGATACGGAAGTCGATAGGGGATTCGATGAGGGAGGAACAGTCAATATCAATATAATGAATTTCCGAAATTCATTATATCAATATTATACCAGGTGTATTTACGACCGTGTCTGCATGTGATAATCTGTTTTCAGAAGGACAAATAAGGAGGAAAGATGATGACCAAGCAAATGACGAACGCACGGCTAACCAAGTGGGTAGAGCGCCTAGAACAGCTCTACGCTGACATGCAAGCCATGTTCGACCATGAGGATATGACTCTGAAGGAGTACGAGACCGATCGGGGCGAGCTTGTTGTCAACGCTCAGACCACCGTCGAGGAAGCTAAGAACTACCTCAGACAAGCGATGGATGTCTAGGTCTGCCACCGTTGGCTCTCAACCCACGCATCACGGCGCTGGGAGCCAACCGGTAGTCTACGGACTGCAAAGGAGGACCAAATGACTAAAAAGAATACTCTAGCAAAGGCTGACCGAGATGCATTCGTGCTGAAGTGTATCGAGAAGGGATGGACAGTGCGTCAGCATAATCATCCAAAGACTCGGGCTAGGTGGTCAGCACGCCGATAGACTATCCGAATGAGAGGAGGACTGCGCTTGCGAAGGCGCTCAAGGCCAAGGAGGGACCATAATGGCTACAATAGGAGAACGTTGGGACAAGCTGGAAGTATCAGAGAGGATCCAGATAGCAGAAGCAGCTGGGATGGCAGGTAGAATCGGCTCGGCTAGCTGGGATGGACTCCATGAGTTCGATAGAGAGACATTGAACGAGTGGAGTAATCAGAGTGCCATAAAGGATCCAAACCAGGGGGCGCTTAATGAGCAAGAAGTGGCCTCGAGCGAGCAGGTATTAGTAACCAGCCAAGACGACAACATTGATATGCCTGCTGAGGCTCCTGGACAGGACTATCTCCTATGGGTAGGATGTCAGAGCTACCTCACGATAGAATCCTTTATCGAAGAGGCAATCTCCCTCGGTGTGAGCAGACGAATTAGTAAAGTACCACGGAATCTTGAACTTGGCAAGAGCAGGATATTCCTAGCTCATGATGAGGGAGAGACTGGAGATGCCGTTATATTCGGATACTTCATTCCTACGGCAGTTGAGATCGTAGTCTACAGAGATGGTGAGAATGGAATCCCTGATAACCTCAAGGGTGTAGCCACGCCTATCACAGTAGAGAAGGCGAGTAATGAGCCAGAGAGAGGGTGCGGATTCAGAGACGATATAGGAGCAATATACCTGGTCTCTGATGAACTGGAGGAGCTCAAGCCCTATCGAGATTATAATCTCATCATCGATGACAGGGCTCGTAGGTTCAGAGGCATCAAGAAGGTGAACGGGGATAAGATCATAGGTGGTCGGACTAAGAAGGCTCCATCTGTGATCCATAGGGTAGCAAGGAGTAAGCAACTTCATAGGAAGGGAGGAGAGCCCTGGACGGATGAAGAGAGGGAGATACTGAGAGAGCTACTGAAGAAGTTTGGCCCGTGGAGAGCTACACGAGAAATGCACAAGATCACGGGAAGATCGATCCAAGGGACATACTACCAGTACAGCAAAATGAAGAAAGAAGGAGAGCAGGCAGATGTGTAACAGTAATGGCGAATACCTGGAGAAGAGAAGCCTGACCCCACTATACTACTACATTGATAGGCTGGAAGGCCAGAGGATGGCCAATGCTGCGACGGTATGCCTGTTAGTAAGCGAAGAGCCAATAGACCAAAATGCATGCAACATCGTCATTTCGGTAGAGGCAAGGGGAGTGGCCATCAGGAGTCCAAAGGACCAGTTCTGCAAGAAGCTAGGGAGGGACATTGCCTTGGGCAGAGCTATCCAGGCACTCAAGTTCTTCGATGGCGAGACCATGAATATGCCACCTCTTAGTCCACTATGGGCAAAGAGGAGGGAATTCGAGACTGGAGACCTTACGGAGATCTTAGGTATATCCTGCATCACGGGAGAGGTATCCCCACACATGTCCGAGAGGGAAAGAGGTATCGTGCGGAATTACAGTAGGAGAGGAGTGAGGAATGAAAGCCATAGTAACTGAGATCCAAGTGGGTGGTTGTGAGATTGTCCAGAGCCTGGGAGATGCTGTCAAATCATGGTCGAGAGGACATCTCCGTGACAAGATGGCGTTCACGATACTCCTTGGAGGGATGCAAGCCAAGCACATTACGATCAGGGATATCGGTGATGAGACTATAGCATATGGAGATTTCGCTGGTCTCCCTGGTTTGTCCGATTGTGCGAGAGAGATCTTGACTTTGATGGACGTGTCACGAGGGACAGATGATATGGGCGAGTTACATCGTTGCGGATGGCTAACCGGCACTCTCGATCAAGATGTGACTGTGGAGGAGGTGATCGTCCATGCATCTGTGACGAATCTACATAGCTACCTGATGGGGCTAAAGATAGCTTCATATGATTACCCATTCTATTCCATTATTCAGGCTGCGATGCGACAGGCAGATACGGATAATCGGGAGAAGTTATGTTGTGAGTGGCCTGAAATCTGGGAAGATCTCCAGCGTAGATACCACGCTAGAGGTGGCATATTGGAAGGAGATTCAGATGGCCAGAGCTAAATATCAATCACGTCAGGTACGGTTCGATGATGCCATGCAAGCGGTCAGGGATGCGATCAGCGTTATCGAGGAAATCAAAGACGAGTTACAGCAGTGGCACGATAACATGGAAGGCACCAACCTGGAGAACACGGAGAAGTTCACTCAGCTGGAGGAGGCAGCCAGTACATTAGATGATAGCGTGAGTGAGCTTGGGAATCAATGTGATAGCCTTGAGTCAGTCGAGATCCCTGGAGCGTTCGGTCGCTAAGGAGATATAAGGTAGATTACGATATAGTCCTTCGTAATCCAATCCATATCCCACGACGAATCTGTCCGGTATAATCCTACCAACGAAATTGATCTCCACTAGATGTATCCTCTGAGAAGGTTTATCAAGGAGGGAGCATAGTCGAACGGACGATGCTCCTTTCTTCGATATATGCTTGAGAATGAGATTAGCCGTCAGTCCAGTATCTACGATATCCTCTATCAATAGGACATCTCGACCGGTCAAGTCGGCTTGCACATCAGAAATGATCTTAAGCTCATTCGTAGATCTCATACCCTCATAGCTAGATGCACGAATGAAATCTATCTCCAAAGGGAATTCGAAGTGTCGCACCAGGTCGGACATGAATATGAGCGCTCCGGTCAGCACCCCGATCATGATCGGACACTTATACTTGTACTCCCTCGTGATTTCATCTGCGAGGGTCTTGACTATCGCCTTTATATCATCCTCAGATAATAAGGTCTCATACGTCTTCATCATTACTCTTCTTAGGAGGCCTGGATTTAGTATTCCATCCCCTTATGCGGATATTATTTTGGAACGTTCTGATCGCTCCGCAGTAGATACAGATTCCCTCGCTCGTATCGCCAGTATTAGGTTCTATCTTCCAACGGTGGACGCATCTCATTGGGGGAGGATTAGCTTCAATCTTCTGATGACGTTTTGTCATCTCAACCCTCCATTCGCATAGCGAAATCCTTATTTGGCATCCTACCTCGTCCGGCTCCTCTTACTCCACTAACATGAGGATCCCCCCACTTCTGTAATATCCTAGCTCTATTATTACACCTACCACATAATACTCTGATGCCAGTAGGTCTTTCCTTTAGAAGCCAGAGCGTATATGCCTCATGTTTCCTATTGGATTTTAATTGCATCCCTCCTATCACTTGACGACGTTGTTCGCAACCTCCACCGAACGTATGATCCAACGTCAGAGATCGAATATCTATGCATCCGCAGATAACGCAAATAGGATAGGGTTTAGTAGAGTAATAGGTGAGGAGCTTCAACCTGGCATTTCGATATCGACTCTGTCTCATCGCTTCTCATATTCTGGATATGAAAATATGCCACAAATGTATTTCATCGTCTTTTATGTCTCTCTTTCTCCCTTTAGAAGGTTCTCAACATATTTCCTACGAAGTCTATGATAAGCAACGTGCGCTGAGGCTAGACTGAAGTACGCATAGAGGCACTTTAAAACAGCTATGACAATCATCAGACCTACCTTGGGCATTTGTCCCAGGCATTCTGGCATCGATGGCGGAGGATCATCATATCTATTTGGAGGCTCGTGATACTCTACTCCATCCGTTCGGCCTATGTGCTCGGGCATGATGAAGTTGCCTGTGGGGAAATGGACTATGCTACCTTTTGGAAGGAGGAGTGAGATGATATGGCCAATCTGCAATGTTAGATTGTTTATGGCCTTCTGGACTTGTACCTCAACCCTCGTCATCTCAGGTATGAGATCAGATATATTCTGCTCATCTCCCATCATCTGTGGGCAGGTATGGGTTTCTGCCCCAGGATGGCTTTTTCCGCAGAATGGGCAAGTTTGCATATTCGCACGAAATTCCATTTTGGCCTCCTCTAACCCTCAGATCCCTCTTTGGCTGCTATACGAGCGTCTCTACTTTGTCTAGCTATCTGTGACATATGCGGAAGATCGCAATTACATGTCGGCCTAATAGTTATCTTATCACAGAATAGGCACTTATATAATTGATGTTTCACTCGAGGGCCACCCTTACGAGCCCATGATGTGCTGCCAAGCCGTATGAGCAACGAATCTCCGCAATTTGGGCAGTATTTCAGATCCTCTCCGCAGGTAAAGCATCTCCTACCTGATTCTGAGAGCTCACGTACGATCACTCGAGGTCTATTTCCATCGCATATAGGGCATCTTGGGGCTGTAGTATGCCTACCGCAGCTTCGACAGAGATATATCTGCTTATCCGTTATGAAATTGTGACCGGATTTATTCAATCTATGGCTTAGGCATTGAGGGCACTGGAAGGCAGCCTTACATTCGCTGCATAAGTGGACTATCATCTGCCTCATTCCAAACTCCTGATGACGGATTCTAACAAGGTCGACACACCAGGGAAAAAATCCACTGGGATTTGTGTGTCTTATGTCTTACAGTATACCATCTTGCATCATAATAATATAATATCGTTATGATTCAAAAAATCTCGAGTGTACATTGGGTGTAGTGTCGCATATCCTTGTAGACGGGAGACTACAGGAGGTGACTATGTGTCGTATATGGTATTAACTTCAAATTTGGATTATCTGGGTTTACATCAGTATGATGTACTATGATTTCACTCCTGGGTATGTAAGATATACAACATCAAAATCCTGACTTGCGGATTCCTTTGTGTGGTGGTGTCGATGAGATCAGCATGGGGTCGTCAAGTGTCGCATATACGAGGTAGACTGAGGTCGTCGGGGGAGCTCCCAGGGTCATATATCCTCAAAGTGTTATCGCATGTGATCAGCTGCTATTGCGTCCTGACTGACCATGTGATACACTAGAGATGTAATGGCTGAGCAGTTGCTAAATAGATTCGGTAATCGTAGGGGAATGAGTTCAGGTTCTCGAGCTAATCTCTCGAAGCCAGGTAAATCCAATAGTCCGAATGCCCGTCCTCCGATCTCGTTGACCGCTCTCTTGCGCGCTGAGTTAGCGAGGGTGCCTCTTGCCCTCCCAGATGGAAAGGTCAATAGAGAGGGCCTAACCAACGCGCATCTCGTCATAAAGCGTGTATTGGATGATGCCCTCGATGGGAATACGACTATGCTCAGAGAGCTCTTGGACAGAGTGGAAGGTAAGCCCAATCAGACCCTTTCTGGACCAGGCGGCATTCCCATTGAGATCAATCAGAGCGTAAAGGTCTTCGGATCTGAGGAGATACGTCCTGCCCTCGAATCTCTCATTGCGTGTGGTGCTGTCCAGATTTGCACTAACTAAGTGAGAGTCCATTCGGGGATTCAAATGAGCGGTCACTTAGTGAGTAAGGAGGGCTTCAGGGAAGTGGCATTAGTGGGGTTGGTCGGAGGAAGTGCCTTGCTCATTAAGGCGCTTATGGTTGGAGGGGTCATATGAAGGTGATACCTCGTAGTCTGGAGACGTAAGTATGATGATCTCCTCAAGGAGCATAATCATGCTCTTAGGGATATCGTCCTTTTGTATGAGGAGACTGCGAGGTTGAGATCGTGTTTGGAGCGCGATAGGAAAGCGTCGAGGGTGAAGAGAGGATCATACTAACTGCTATAGATGAAGCCTCCTTTAGTCTGAAGCTAGTTGAAAAATCGCTAACTGCTACAGATGAAATGGTCTTTAGCCTGGAGTTAGTCGGGAAATCACTAACCGATGCAGCTGAAACGACCTTTAGTCTGAGCAACTTCAAGAATCCCCTAACCATCGCAGGTGAAACTAGCTTCATATTCATGCCAACGAGAGGTTCAGCGAGTGGTCGTAGCAGAAAAGAGCCCTAGTCTCCTCTGGAATGTTGGTCCAGACGTAGGATCTGAGGTACGAGATCTGAGCCTAGCCTGGACTGACTATATTCCTGTATCTCCATCTCCTAAGCAGCTTGCGTTCCTTCTGACACCATCTCTAGAGGCTTTATATGGAGGAGCGGGAGGTGGTGGTAAGAGCATTGCTCTCCTTATGGCAGCCATCCAATATGCAGATTCCCCAGGATATAATGCTCTCATCTTGCGTAAGTCTTATGCTGACCTATCCCTACCTGGAGCTTTGATGGACGTAGCTCATCTCTGGCTAGCAGGTACGAGAGCTAAATGGAGCGCAGAGGAGAAGACCTGGTCATTTTCTTCTGGTGCATCTCTGGTGTTCGGATATTTGGATAACACCAAAGATAAATATCGATATCAGAGCGCAGCATTCCAATATATTGGCTTCGATGAGCTGACTCAGTTCTCAGAGATCGACTACAGATTCCTATTTAGCAGACTACGAAGGTTGGCTGGATCTAATCTCCCTCTCAGAATGAGGGCTGCATCTAATCCTGGTGGTCTTGGACATGACTGGGTGAAGGAACGGTTCATGGGGGAGAGTAGAATAGGGTCTGATCGTGTCTTTGTTAAAGCTATGCTCAGAGATAACCCTTTCATAGATGAGGATGCCTATAGAAAATCTCTGGCCGAGTTAGATCCCATAACCAGACAGCAAATTGAGAGTGGAGATTGGACGGCCAGACATGGTGGATCTAAGTTCCGTAGAGAATGGTTCGAGGTCGTAGATATTCCTCCTGCTGAGATTACGAGCGTCAGATGTTGGGATATGGCAGCGACCGAGCCTAAAGCAGGAAGGGATCCAGATTGGACTGTGGGCTTGCGCTTGGGCATGACGAGCAATAATGTCCTCTACATCATGGATGTGAGACGAATGCGAGGTACTCCTGGCTCTACAGAGCAGTTGATCATACAGACCGCTGGGATCGATGGCAAGACAGTCAAAATACGAATGGAACAGGAACCAGGATCCTCAGGAGTTAAGGCCATAGACGACTATAAGCGTAGAGTGCTAATGGGATATGACTTCAAAGGCGTTCTTTCTACTGGATCTAAGGAGGTTCGTGCTAATCCCGTAGCATCTCAGGCAGAAGCTGGTAATATCAAGATAGTCAGAGGGCCATGGAACTCTGCGTTCCTCGATGAAATTGAGCTATTTCCTACTGGTTCGCATGATGACCAAGTAGATGCTCTCTCTGGAGCTCTAGCTGCGCTGACTAGCATAGATAAGCCATTTATGATCGGATAGGAGGGGTTTTATGAAAGAGCTGATTCTGCCTGTATTGGCGATAATGTCAGTGACTTGCCTGGTATCCGTAGCTCTGGCCAATGGTATCAATGGAACTGTAATGGCTGGAGGTATCGCTGTCGTAGGGGGATTAGGAGGATACGGCGGTAGGATATTCGTGGAGAAAAGAAGGAAGCGATAGGATAATGATATTAGAAGCCTTACGTAATAGGCTGGCACGAGCTATACATCCATCTGATGTGCTAAAAGCCGAACCGTTTGCATCTCATGTGATAGGTACTCAGTTCCCTAATCTGCCTGTATATGGGGATATGACTGTGCGTAAGGCTACCAGGGAAGGATATAAGATCTCCGTTTATGTTTATCGAGCTGTCCGTACTATCATTCAGGCTGCGAGCGCTGTCCCGTGGATCGTGCTCGATAAAGATGGGGAGCCTATACCTAATCATCCTCTAGAGTTGGTATTGAAGAGGCCGAATCCCGAATTCTCTGGTCAAGATCTCACTGAGATACTCATAGCTCATATCGAGCTCGTAGGTAATGCCCTATGGCAACCGATCATAGTAGGGAAGCAGATCAAGGAGATATGGCCAGTCATGCCTGACCTGGTCAAGCCCATCCCGTCTAGTGTACCTGGAGAATGGTTGAGTGGATGGTCGGTCACAGATAGAAATGGAATATTGATCACGAGGCCTCCAGAGCAATTTGTCCACTTCATGCAGGTCGATCCTGGTAATCCATATTGGGGTATGTCTCCTCTCATGGCTGCCGCAAGAACGGTAGATACTGATAATGAGGCGCAAGATACGCAGAAGATCTCTATGCAGAATAGAGGCGTAGTAGATGGCGTATTTACTCACGAAGCTGCTCTTACTCCTGAGCAGTTCGAAGAGGCTAGACGGCAGATACGAGAGAAATTCCTAGATAAATCAAGACGACGTGAACCATGGGTATTGGGCGCTGGAGCCAAATGGAATCAGATGAGCCTGACTCCCGTGGAGATGGACTTTATAGCATCTCGCCTCGCCAATCTTAGGACGATAGCCTCGGCCTTTGGTCTTGATCCGTGGTGGCTTGGAGATAGAAGTGCATCGACATATAATAATGTCATGGAGGCGAGGAAGGCACTATATGAAGATGTAGTGATCCCTCTACTCGATGATATTCGATCTACCATCAATCTCAAGATGTCTCCGATATATGGTGATGTTACTGTCACATATGATCTATCGGGCATACCCTCTCTTCGTGAGGACTTTGGCAAGAAGGTGACGCAGGCTAAGGATCTATGGGCTATGGGAGTCCCATTTGAGCAGATTAACGCCAGGTTGGATATGGGATTTGAAGAGTTCGAGGGGTGGGGATCTGGATTCCTGCCGATGAATCTCATACCAATTGGATCCTCAGGGCCAGAAGAGGAAGAAGAATCTGAAGAACCGGAAGAGGTAGAGAATAGTAAAGCTCTTAATATGGAGTCTGAGGAAGCTAAGACTGCATATTGGAAATTGATAGATAGACGAAGGGCTGGCTGGTGGGGTGTGATATCCAAGCGCATCAAGCCTTTATATGATTCTGAGGCTCAAGCAATAGCTAAGGCTATAAAGGGCAAGGATACTATTGAGAGGATGGAAGCAGCAGCAGCTAGAGCTATTAAAGATCTCACACCAGAATGGGAGAAGGTTATATCTGCTGTTAATATCGCTCTTGTAGAGGATTTTGGTGAGAGCATAGCAGAAGACCTTGGAGCCAAATCAAGAGAGTCCTTAGAAGCTAAGTGGAGCTTCGATCCTTTCTCTGAAGCTTCTCGTACTTGGATATCTCGGCATGGCGCAGAGTCAGTCAGGACTATAACGGCTACCAATCTATCTGATGTGAGATCAGTCATCATGAAGGGCAGAGAGAATAATCTCACTGTGACTCAGATCGGGCAGAATATAAGGACTTTCTATACTGATAGGAGTCCCTATAAATCTATGCGAGTGGCTCGCACAGAGGTCTCCGCAGCAGCGGGATTTGGACAGAGAGAGGCAGCTAAGCAGTCAGGCATTGTGAAGACCAAGGTGTGGATGACCAGCCGAGATGGCAGGGTGAGGGATAGCCATCTAGCTATCGATGGTGAGGAACGTCAGTTAGATGAGACCTATTCCAATGGCCTTATGTATCCTGGTGATCCTGGTGGTTATCCTTCGGAATCCATCCAGTGCAGATGCGTAGAGCAATATCTTAGTAGGCAGCCAAAAGTCGTTCCTGAAAAAGAATGGGAGGGAATCTCAAAACCTGAAGGAGAGGATTTCAATGCTCCAGGATCTATCTGGGCGGATCACAGGGATAACGTAATAGATAATTTATCTGCATTAGAGAGACAAAGGGCTAGTAATTCTATAGGTGCAGGTATTAACGCTATGTCTAATATTAAATTAGGTGATCTGGGTATTATCTACAAGACTGAAGGAAATGTCCAAGGTGTTGTCTCTTATGTAATAAGAGGTAAGACCTTGGCTATACAAAATATGGCTTCTTCACCTTGGAATATGGCATCTTCTATTGATCCACGGAAAGTATCAGGGGTAGGGAGGAAGATACTGAGGGGAGTCTTTCATGATGGATTAGAGAAAGGGGTTACTCAAGTCAATCTTTCTGCCATCGAAGGATCTGTAGATTTCTGGACTAAGGTCGGATTCCGTACTATCGAAGGTACGCGTAATATGATTATGAATAGAGAAGGCATGGAGAGGTTCCTAATAAAGGTGGGATAATGGACGATGAATACATAAGGGAGCTAGACAGATTGGAGGCAGAGCAGGGTATAGAAGTCATGAAGAAGAAATGAAGAGTTCATAAGTGTGTAATCTGGTGTGATGATCCGTCATTGCTTTTGATGTCACGCAATGATAGGATTAATAGGAGGTAGAACCAATGGAGCGTAAGACGATTGGGTTCGCGGTCAAGGAAATTGATGATGAAGAAGGCACTTTCAGTGGCTATGCGGCTACGTTCTCCAAGCATCCTGATAGCTATGGAGATATCATCGATCCTGGTGCCTTCTCTAAGACCCTAAAGGAGGGTCAACGACGTATCAAGATCCTCTGGCAACACAGCCCTATGGAGCCAATAGGCAAGCCTTCGGAGATGTCCGAGGATAAGACCGGTCTGCTCTTCAAGGCCAAACTCAGTCTAGAAGTGCAGAGAGCTAGAGAAGTCTTGGCTTTGATGAAGGACGGGGTCATTAATGAGATGTCAATCGGTTATGAGACTATCAAGCAGGAATATGATAAGGGTATCAGACATCTCAAGGAGATTAAGCTCTATGATATCTCTCCAGTATGCTTCGCAGCTAATACTGAAGCTGTGATCATCGGAGTCAAGGAAGCTGAGCTTAAGCCATATCCAAATGAACATGCCTGCCGACTCAGAGATCCTGATGATTTCCAAGAGGGAAGCTTCCGAAGAACCACCAGGACATCAGATGATAAGAAATATTCTGTCATCATGGGTAGGCTCGAGGGAGAGGATACCCTAACCGATCAGGCATATCGATATGATAAAGAGATCTGGGAGGAAGGAGAGGCCAAGACCCATTGTAAGGATCATAATGGAGCATTCGAAGCTGCTGAGAAAGAGGACAAATCCGGTCGTGTCCTGAGTGCCAGTAATAGAGATAAGGTTCGTGCTGCGATAAATGCTCTGGAAGCACTTCTCGAAGCTGCTGATAATGAGCCTGAGCCAGCTAAGGCTACTCAACTCACAAATGAGGTAGCTGAGGAAGCCGCAGAACTAGAGCAAGTAGTCAATGCACTCAAGGCCGAGAATGATGGATTCGATATGAAGGAAGCTGAAAGGCGTATCGAATCTGTACTCGGGCAAATAAGGAACAAGCGTGGAGGTGAATAACATGGAGATCAAGGATCTTACGAACCTGATCCAAAGTGCAGTGGAGGAGATGCACAAAACCGTAGAGCGCCAAGACGAGGAGATCAAGAAGCTCGGACAGCCATCTGCGGAGAGCATAGAGGCGGAGGTTAAGGTCAATGCTCGTATCGACGAGCTCAAGACTGAGCTCGATGAGACGAATGTCAAGCTCCAGCGGACTACATTGCCAGGAGCCACTACACCTGATGGAGAAGGATCATCCGAAACGGACAAGGTACGTAAGGACTCCTTCTACAAATACATCAGGGGTGGTAGTCAGGCGTTGAGTCCTGAGGAGCGAAAGGCCTTAGTCGAGGATGCCACAGGACAGTACCTGGTCGAGCCTGAACTCGATGCGGAGATCGTCCGTACCTTGCCTAAGATCACTATCATACGTGGTCTGGCTACCGTCAGGACTATCGGTAAAGACCGAATCAAGATGCGCAGCATGGGCGAGGTAGCCGTTGGATGGGGCGCACTTGAACTGGGCCATGAGATCGAAGAGTCCACCTTAACTCCAGGCGCACCGACCTATCAATATGTGGAAGACCTCTACGGTCTGAGCAAGATCGGCGAGGACGAACTGATGGATAGCGATGTCAACCTGGAGCCCATCTTGGCTGATTCCTTCAGCCGAGCCCTGGGAGAGGCGGAGGATCTGGCATTCGTCAGAGGCGCTGGGCATGATAGCGTCCAGCCTGAGGGTATCTGCATCAATGCTCAGTTGATAACGGATACCGTAACCACCACAGCCCATACTGTGGTCACTGTGGAGGACTTCATGGATGTGCTATATGCATGTCCCACACAGCATCGGAAGAACGGAGTGTTCGTGATGAACTCCTCCCTCGAACTGGCTATCAGGAAGTTGAGATCAGCAGGGAGTGCAGCAGGCGATGGTCCATTCTTGTGGCAGCCGAGCATACAAGCGGGATTACCGAATCAATTCCTGGGCAAGTCAATCTATACCCAGGATGACATGAAGGAACTCGCTGATGTTGCTCAGGTCATCGCCATCTTCGGAGACTTCAAGGCTGGCTATCGTATCCTTGATAGGGTCGGTATGACTGTCCAGAGGCTAACCGAGTTGTACTCTGAGGCTGGACTGGTCGGCTTCAAGATCCATAAGAGAGTCGGTGGGAGCGTTATGAGAGCTTCCCACAAGCCTTTGGTTCTCATGACCGAGCATTCAGCCTAGTGGTAGGCGAAGCGAATAAGCGATAGAGTCAAATAAAATGGGGGGGTGAAAATGATTCCCCCCCAAAGGAAGGAAACCATGACAGCAAAGGTACACAGGATGCACTTGCCCCAAGTGGGAGAGGGAGTGATTCACGTACCAGGTGGAGTGCCATTCGTGGCAGATGATGTCCCTCAGTATCCCGCAGGCTCATACATGAGGCTTGGGAACAAGGAGTTCATCTACGCCATAGCTGGAGCTACTCTCAACACCGATTTTGGAGCGATGAACTCTCATAAGCAGAAGGTCATTCAGGCTCATTGCACTGCGGAGGTCGCAGCAGGTGTAACGGAGATAACCATCACTATAGATTCCGATGGGAGTCTATCTTATAGTGAAGGTGTCACGCTGAACGAGCTTGCAGGAGGGCAATTCATAGCATTCCCAGGCAGTGAGAATAGCTATCGTCGGGGCATAATCGGTAACACGGCTATAGCTCTTGGAGGTGGAGATATAACCATTACCTTAGATTCTCCTACTCCAGCAATAACTCCCATAGATAGGTGGTGCGAATGCATCAGAAACCCCTATGGCTGTGTCAAGGGTAATCAGGGTGAACAAGCAATGGTCATGGGCATGCCGACAGTAGCGGCAACTATAGGCCAAGGCTTATGGCTCCAGGTATCTGGCCCAAACTGGGCTGCGCCCGTATCTGGCGCAGGAGGCCCTGGTGGTGCTGATGGGCTACTGGAATGCGTGTTCGTAGGCAATGGCAGTATCGCGGTTCGTAATACCACCGATATGGCTCAGCAGCTTGCTGGAGTCGTCATTGCCTTCTTGGACGGTGGCGGACAAGCCTCTCCGTTCATCATGCTCCAGATAGCGCACTGAGGATAACCTCAATCATGGAGATCTGAAAAGGTTAATGTTGGGATCGCTGGTGGAAGCGCTAGCGATCCCATGCGGAAAGGAGATATATGAGAGTCCGTATGCTAAGGCAGGTCGCATCTACTATGGGTACGTTCATGCCTGGTGATGTCAGGGATATATCAGATAATATTGCTCAGGGCTGGTGCGATGCTGGGCTCGCTATGCAAGACAAGAGCCTTGATGGAGCTGAGGAGACCAAGGCTGAGTCCGATCTATACTGGTGCAAAGAATGTGGATGCTCTCATAGATTAGACTCCTCCATAGGAATAAAACATAGCAAGGAAAAGTCAATGCCATAGCAACCGCCGTGTTGCGGTATCATTATGAATGATCTGAACAAGAATGAAGTATTTCAGGCACTTGAGGAACGCCTTGGGACTGAGTTGAGGCCAGGAGATAAGATCATCATTGAGAAAGTGGAAGATGGCTTTCACGTCTACTCTGAGTTCAAGGAAATCCGTAGCGAGCAATTGAAATTGGAAATAGGGAGGTAAGGAATGGATCAGATAGGGACATTACTCAAGTATCACTCACGGTGGATGGTTCGTCACTGGCGACGGGTCGATGGCATCTGGCAAATAATCTGGGAAGAGGCCAAGGGAACACCGAACATCCTGCACACCACGGGAGAGAATGCCATATTGTCGGCATTCTTCGCTACGGCATTCTCCAACTATGGTGCACCTCCAGCTGACTGCCATCTTGGATTGGACAAGAGAGCTTCTCTTGCAGAGGGTGATACGCTAGCAACTCTGGATGAGATCTCCAAGAGTGGATATGAGCGTAAGGCGCTGATATCTAGTGGAACAGGAGCAGGCGGACAGGATTGGGTGCTTGCGACACATAATGGCTATCAGGAAGTGACGAGCAAGACCATGACCTGGACAGCTGGTGAGAACTGGGTTGATGCGCTGAAGAACATCTTCTTCTGTACTGACCTTACAGCCGTCGTGGATGGAGATGGTGATCATCTCATCTGCTCCCTAGCGCTATCGGCAGATAGAACGTTGCTGAACGGAGATAAGCTCGAAGGTTCGATGATAATCGGCCTGTCAGAATAATGATCGAGCAGATAAATGATTCTACGTTCCGAGTCCCTATTGGGGACGAGTGGGCAGAGATTGGCAATGTAGATGCTGCCAAGTTCGAGCCTCATATTATGCTGCCCAGATGGGATGGTGAGTGTAATCTTAAACTGCTCTACCCTTCTACTAAGGATCCTGCTTTAGAGCTTTCTGGCGATAAAAAGAAACTTCAATGGCGGCTAGGTGATGTAGGCATAGATTGGTATGCTCTGCCCTCAAGTAATCAACATGATGGTGCTTTGGAGCAGGAGTTAGTACTTTTTGCTAGACCACCAAGTAACGTGATAAAGATTCCTTATGAAACCGATGGGCTAATCCTTTATCATCAGTTTGCTCTTACTGAGGATATGGAGATTTACAAGAGAGAGTTTGGAGAGGACGTTATTGTCACCGATACCAAAGTGACGAGCGCAGAAGGTCAAATTCTGCTTAAGAGGCCAGAGAACGTAGTTAATTCCATAGCCGTCTATCACTCTACTAAGAGAGGACATGAGATTGGTAAGAGTAACTACAAAGCTGGTAAAGCCTTCCACCTCTTCAGAGGGCTTGCTATAGATAGTGATGGATGGGTAGCCTGGGTAGATAAGTTTCTTGATTCCGAACTTCATGAGATTAACTATGTGATACCTTACGACTTCTGGCTGGATGCTAAGTATCCTGTGTATCACGCCACTGGGGAGACCTTTGGGATAACTGGGCAGGGAGGGTCAGATAGGATAACAACTGCCTTCGGATATCTCACTGGTGTCGATAGTTATACTCCCACTAGTGCGGGAACTGGGACGAGTATGACTGCGTGGATAAAGGATAGTGGCGATAAAGTTAAGATGGCACTTTACAAGAATAGCGATGGGGTGCTTCAGAATGGTACAGAGGAGGTAAGCGCTGATGCTGCCTATGCGGAGAAGTCCGCTAACTTTACGCCTAGTGATCCAGCAGTAATAACCGTTGCTTACGATCTAGCTATCATAAGCAATGCCTTAGCGTATGTGGCGTATGATAATGGCGCTCAGGGAATTCAATGGAGTTCTGTGCATGGTCGTTATGATGATCCTTGGCCCAATCCGATTGAATGGACGAATTCCTCAAGCGATAATAAACATCTCTATTCCATCTATTGTACCTACACGCCAGGAGGGGAGACATATAATGAAAAGAATAGAGAGCAAGTCGTTCTGGGAGTAGTTGGTAGGAGTGATCTAGCGACATTCACTGATACGTCAAAGTCACAAACTATTCTTGGAATAGTCGATGAGGGTGACTTAATGACCTTCCTCGATACGCTAAGGACACAGACTATCCTCAGTGTGATTGGCGAGGCTAGCTTAGCGACTTTCCTCGATATATCAAAGGAACAGATTGCCCTAGCAGCCATTGGTAAGTCAGAGCAGTTGGTCAAGGTCGAAGCTCGCGGACAAACCCTTCTCGCTACTATCAGTGAGAGTGACCTGGCGACCTTCTATGAGATAGGAAAGCTCTTAGTAGTGCTTGCCACATATTCAGGCAATGCCTATTCTCATTTCGATGAAACAGGGAAACTATTGGCAATTTTAGTAGCTCAGGATAAAAGTGAGCAGATGACTAGGGTTGAGATCCGTGGACAGACTATCTTTGGAATGATTGACGAGAGTGATCTGGCAACCTTCTATGAGATAGGAAAGTCCCAGACGATGCTTGCCATATATTCTGGTGATGCATATACACTCTACATAGAGACAGAAAGACCACAAATAATATTGGTCGCTCCAGCAGAAATCGATCAGATGACGAGGGTCGAGATATGTGAGCAGATTATGCTCGGGGTAGTCAGCGAAAGTGATCTTATGACATTTCTCGATATTTCAAAGTCGCAAACTGTCCTGGCTGTCATCAGCGAGAGCGATCTTGTGACGTTCCTTGAGATGCTGAAATCGCAAACCCTTCTGGGAGTCATTGGAAAGTCAGAGCAGCTAACCAATATTGAAAATCGCGGACAGACTATCCTTGGAGTAATCAGCGAGATCAACTTGATGACATTCCTCGAGGTATTAGAGGAACAAATCACTCTAGCTACCATTAGTGAGAGTGAGTTTGTAACACGTTCTGAGACACAGAGACAACAGGTTGTCTTAGCAATCACTAACGAGAGCGACCTAATGACGTTCCTCGATATATTAAAGGAGCAGGTTACCTTAGCAATCACTAATAAGAGTGACCTAGCGACATTCCTCGATACGCTAAAGTCACAGATCATCCTGGTGGATATTAGTGAAAGCGATATAATAACAGGAATACAGGTCTTCCTTGAGACCCATGAGCAAGTCATTCGTGCTATCCAGGCTTTCACGATGATTAAAATCATCCGTCATATGCATGTCCCATCTCGTGCTTATGATATGGGGAAAAGCCTGGAGGATTATAATCTAGGGCAAGTTCATAAGGGACATGCTTTGGGCAAAGACCGTGAGGATCATACTCTCGGAGAGGTAAAATGAGATGACTCTTTCAGCAACGGCGTTAGTAAATCTAACTCAGGCAAAGAACTATCTGAGAGTTGATGCAGCAGCTAGCCTCCATGTGGACGCTGAGTATGTCAGTGTCGGAGATGTCGGAGGAACCGTGGAGTTTGACCTTGCTAATATCCCAATTGAGGGTAGCCTGAAGCTCTATGTTGTCGATAGAGACCCAGCCTTACAAGTTGAAGATACCGATTTTACGATTAGTGGGTTGACTATCACCTTCACTGAAGCTCCAACTAGTGGCAAGGCAATAACTGCCAGCTACGATCATGCAGCGGAGGACGATACCTTTGAAAGTTACGATGATGACTTACTTGAACGGCTCATCGTGGCTGCCACTAAAAAGTCTGAGGACTATACTGGGAGGGCTTTCATTCAACGAGAAATAGTTGAGACCCGCATAGGCGATGGCACCAAGACATTGAAGCTCTATAAGATGCCAGTGGACGATGTGACCAGCATAACTGTCGGTGGTGATGCTCTCATTGAGTGGAGTGAGAGACTTTCTATCGGAAGGATATATCATCTCATCGCCTGGGAGCTAGATGCGGAGATTATCATCACATATGATGCAGGTTATGATACGGACAGAACAGTTACTCAAGCCTTAGTGCCTGATGCTGTGATTGCAGTGCTGATAGCAGTCGCTGCCTGGTATGAGAATAGGATGGGAATCAAATCACAAAATATCTCAGGTATTGGATCTGTGGATTATGGTGACCTAGAAGGCTTGCCTGAGGCATCTAAGAGGAAGCTAGACTCACTAAGGGTGAGTGTGATATGATAGCAAATATGCTGAGAGATAAGGTAATAATACAATCGAGGACTGCAATAGCAGGTGCTCTCGGTGAAACTGTGATCTGGAAGCCAGTAGAGACACGACATGCTCGTGTTATTCCCTTGGATGCTAGAGCACAAATAGCTTATCAGCAGCTTCAGAGTCAGGTCAGTCACAAGGTCATATTCAGGGGTAGTATTAGTCTAAGCCTCGGTGATAACAGATTAATATGGAAGAATAAGACGTTGGAACCTGTGGAGCCCACTCAGGGAGTAAATAACACGATCATAGTTATGTGCAAAGAGGTCTAAGATGCAAGGGAATGAAATGAAGCTCGTGTTTCATACTGAGGAGGTAGTTAAGTCCATTAATGATGCTGCTAGCCAGAGGATGTCAGAGGCAGTGAATGTGGTGAGGAATACTGTGCTGGAGACTCTAAGTGGCAGTAGATCAGGTCGGACATATAAGGTGCCAGGAACGCAACGTGATTATACTGCGAGCGCACCTGGAGAGTCACCAGCTACAGCTACGAGTGGATTGAAACAATCAGTCAAAACAGCGATCGAGGGTGAAGATAAGACGATAGTCGGGAAAGTCGGGACAAACGAGAAATATGGTCTGATGCTGGAGTTTGGCACTCGTGATATGTCACCGAGACCGTGGCTAAAACCGAGCTTCGAGAAAGCTTCAGATATGGTGAAATCTATCTTCTCGAGGAAGTGGTTCTGATGGATACGCAAGCTAGTCTGCTTACCTATCTGTATGGCATCCTCACGGGCAGTGATGCTCTCAAGGATGCAATGAGTGATCCTGTGAGGGTTTATCTCGCGTGGGCAGTGCCAGACGCAGTATTTCCATATCTAGTCTATCGGATTGATATATCACCACAGGAATTCTTCCCTATGCGACAAGGAACTCTTTATCTTGATATATGGAGTGATAGCCCCAATGCCAGTGAGATAATGGCGATCAGGAAATTGATCGTCGGTCTGCTGGATGAGCTTGCACCTGCGACTGATGAGATCACAGGTGGAAGACTATGGATACAGACAGAAGGCCTTGTTCCTGAGAGCGAGCAGGGAATATGGCATTATGCGACAATGTGGAATCTGAGATACTACCGGAAAGCTGAGGTGACGGACATTATGAGCAGGTAATAATTCGAGATGAGATCAGAATAAGCATGGAGGTAAGATAATGGCAGTCGTAAAGCATGGCGTAAGCGCGAACACTCCAGATCGCATCGTAATTGACGCAGGCGCAGTCTATGTAGGGGCAGATGCGAACGCAGGCGCTCCAGCAGGAGCAGGTACTCTATTGGGTGCGACCAAGGGTGGAAACGTCTTTGAGATCAATCGCACCATAAAGCGTATTGATCCTGATGGAGCAAAAGGGCCGGTAAAGGGATTCAGGCGGATAGAAGAGGTTATCGCCACTCTGACAGTGAACCTGATAGAGATTACTGAGGCGAATTTGATCATGGCATTGGCAGGTTCAGCAGCTGATAGCCATGTGATAACTGGCGATGAGCTTGAGCATAGTGGTGGCACCGATGACTACCTGGATAGTGTAGCCATCGTTGGAACCATAACTGGTTTCGATGGCACTAGTGCACCCATCATCTGTAGGCTCCTGAACTGTTTGGTTGATGGACCATTCAATCTTAGCATGAATCCCAAGGATGAGGCCGTCCTCACGATGGTGTTCACAGCACACTTCGCAGCTGATGCCCTTGACACAGAGCCTTGGAACATCACATACCCTAGCTAATGAGACATATCCTAGATGAATGGGATATGGAATATGAGGGCATCGTTCCCTCGAAGGAGGTAAAATCATGGCAGTCGCAAAACATGGTGTAGGAGCGGATAGTCCTGATAGGCTGCTGATTGATGCTGGTGCTGTCTACTTCGGCTTCCTCAGCGTTGATAACCCTGGCACGCTCTTGGGAGCAACTAGGGGTGGGAATTCCTTTGAACTTGCTAGGACTATCAGACGCATAGAAGCTGATGGGGCGAAAGGGCCAGTCAAAGGACTCAGAAGGATCGAAGAGGTCGTAGCCACTATCAAAGCGAACATGTTGGAGATGACCGCAGAGAACCTGAGGCTCGCAATAGCTGATGCTATATACGCTTCAGGCATGAGTACGGTCGGGTCGACGGCTCAAGGTACTGGCAATACCGCTCAGAAGCTATTCCAGCTTGGTTTGCTCATAGATGATTGTGAGCTCACTTGGGGAGAGCAGGAAATAGGGAGCGTTACGGATTCAGAGGATAATGCTGTCTTCGTAACAGAGACTGCTTCTGCCAAGTTCGTGGTAGAAGCTGGTGCATCAGCTGGTCTCCTAGGTTCCATCGAGGTCAATTTGGTTGGAAATACTCTTGACGATTATGAGTTCCTCGGCATATGGGTCAAGAGTAGCATAGCCATCAGACCTGGTCAACTCCAAATAATGCTGAGCACGTCAGTAAATTGTGCGACTCCAGAAGTCACTATAGACCTCCCAGCAATACCAGCGGCTGCCTGGACGATGTGTATGGTTCCAGCGGACTTCTCGGGCTGCACGGGTGAGACGATGATTTCGCTGGGGATATCCCAGACGGTAGACCTTGGAGCATTCGACCTGAATCTTGATCAGGTTATGGCAGCTCATGGTAGGCTTGAGACGAACAGCGAGACCATACTAGTTGATGACGTTGAGCAGACCAGGTACACTGACTATACGATGGACTACGACAAGGGGCAAATTCAGTTTGAAAGTGCTCCTGGTGCTGTAGTGGTCAAAGCCGCTTATGAACATCGTACCATCTCAACCAATGCAGTCATAAGTGGTGAGACAACTGAGCTTGATAAGTACAATATCAAGGATGCTGCCTACCTTGATAGTGTGGCCATTGTGGGAACGATCTCTGGCAAAACTAACCCGATCATCGCTAAGATTACCAATGCCTTGTGTGATGCTGGATTCAATCTCGGGATGTCACCTAAGGATGAGGCAGTAGTCGAGCTAACATTTACCGGTCATTATGCGGTCGCAGACCTGGATACTGAGCCCTGGTCGGTTACATATCCAGCTAGTTAGGCGCAATAATCTAAGGAGGAGATCATTGGAAGAGCTCAATATGAGGCCATTACAGGTCAAGGATGTCTTTACTGTAGCTCGGATGCTTGGCAAGATCACCAAAGGAGCACGATCGGAATTGGCTACTGCATTGACAAGCAAGAAGAAAGCTAACCCGACCGAAATCGGTATGGCATTGTTCCAGAGTGTCTTCATTGAAGCCGAAGAGGATCTGAAGGTATGGCTCGCGGACTTGATAAGTAAGGAAGTTGGTGAGTTTGAGGCGATGCCACCAAATACGGTGTTGGATATCGTTGAGAAACTGGTTGCTCAGGAGGGTATAGGGGATTTTTTCGCCAAGGCCTCGCAGCTAGCGACCAAGCTTACAGAGAAAAGCTAGATGAGGCCATCGATCTAATCCAAGCAAGATATGGCTGGACTGATGGAATCATTGATGATCTGCTATTCAGCCGCTTCTTGGGATTAGTGAAGCTGCTAGCAATAATTCGTGAAAAGGAAGGCAAGGACAGGCTCATCCAGAGCGCATTCATAGGGTTCCAACTCGGTGCTGGAGGTGATAAGACTTTTGGAGCGTATCTGGAGTCCTGGGGATTGATGGAGGGGATAGGTATGACTCCATCTCCTGTGAAGGATTCTGAGCGAGTAGGTGAATTAGATGCGAAGGCAGCGATAGCCAAGGCAGAGGGAATCTTAAAGGCGGCGAGAGAGAAACGATCATGAATGTATTCGAGCTTGTAGGCAACCTCAGCCTAGAGGGCGCAGGTAAGGTCGATCAGCAGCTGGCCAAGCTTGAGAAGAATACACAAAAACTCCAGAAAGGCATGAAGATAGCAGGTGCGGCTTTCACTGCTTTTGGTGTTGCTGGCCTTGCTATCATCCAATCAACTAAGAAAATAAATGCTCAACTCGGAGTGACTGCGATTAACCTTGGTATTACTACCAAAGAGATACGAGATCTCACACTCGCAACCACTAATGTCACCTTCCCAATCGAAGAGGTCGCTAAGACCTTTGATCTGTTGTCTCGTGCTGGAGTTAAGGATCAGAAGGTTCTGAAGGATACAGCGACAGCATTCGATACCTTGGGAGATGCTCTTGGTATACCTGCCAGTATAGTGACCGCTCAGTTAATCCCTGCGATGAAGACATTCAATATCTCAGCGGAAGAGATGGCTGGTAAGACAGATTCATTAACTTGGCTCTTTAGGAATACGACGGTCAACCTAGAAGACTTCAATAGGATGGTAGGCTATACTACTCCTGAGCTTGTTGAGATGGGACTGACTACGGAGGACATGATAGCTATCCTAGCTGAGTTGGAGGATCAAGGCTATTCTGGCGAGGTAATGACCAGGGAGTTTAGGAAGGCCGTGACTCTTGCCACGGAGGAGCAGATACCACTTAATGAAGCCCTTGGCATCTCAACAGAGAAGCTCGACTCATATAAGATAGAACTAGAAGGTGCGACAGGGCTCACCCAGGAATATGCCGATGTAGCGAACGAACAATATACTATCATGGATGGGCTAAAGCAAAAGTGGAGCGAGATGACTTTGGGCGCTAGTGGTTTCCTTGAGCCTATGGAACCATTGTTAGCTGGTATGACCGCTCTGGGACCAGTTATGATAGGATTAGGCAGTTCGACGAAGGTTATGGCAGTAGCTGTAAGATTGCTTGGTCGTACCACGAAGACAGCATTGGGAGTGTTCGGGGCAATCCTGATAGCGTTAGGGATCCTTGCGACGGTTCTATTGAGCAACAAAGATGTGGTAGATTCACTCAGGAATGCATTCTCTAAAATCTTGGATGCTGTCACACCAGTTATAGAAATATTCTCGGAGCTATTCACCGAGCTTATGGAGTCCCTCAAACCTGCTCTAGAGACTCTGATGGAGGCGTTTGGTGGGATAATAGCACAGGTAGGGGAAGTCCTGACTGATACCTTGATAACACTCATAGAAGATGTACTAGTCCCATTGGCTGAGATGTTTGCTAACGTGATAAAGGAGATAATGCCTCTTATAGCGGAGGTTCTGCCTGTCCTTATCGACCTTTTCATGGAAGTTTTCAACGCGATCATGCCAATAGTCGAGGTCTTACTAGAAGTCGCAACCACGATAATCGGGAAGGTCATGCCTGCTTTCACCAAGATAGTAGGAATGATGACGAATATCCTTAAGCCTGCATTGAAAGGATTGGTTACAATCATAACTGGCGTTCGGGATGCATTCGTAGCAGCAAAGGATTGGGTCATAGAAAAATGGCAAGCTGTCATAGATTTCTTCAAAGGCATTCCAGATAAGATCAAATCTGCCTTTTCAACGGTCACGAATATCATCCTCTCACCATTCCGTGCAGCTTTACATGGCCTAGAGGTAGCTATTAATTGGCTCATACGGCAGATGAACAAGATCAATTTCAGTATCCCTGACTGGGTGCCAAAAATAGGTGGTAAATCATTCGGTATAGACATACCTGAGATTTCTCTACCCACCTTTGAACATGGCGGTATTATCCCTGAACCGACGCTACTCTACGGATTGAAGTCGCAACGTGCATATGCCATAGCGGGAGAGAAAGGCGTAGAATATGTATCGCCTTCTGGGCCATCAGTTGCCATTTATATCAATGAAATGAATGTGAGAGACGATAGGGATATCGAACGTGTAGCAGATGCACTGGTTCGTAAAATCCGACTAAGAACAGGAGCAGCGATGTAATGCCAAGTGAAGTCAAAATAGATGGCGATACAATCTCAATCACTCGTTATTCGCTAATGGTCGATATGAGAATAGAGGAGCGAAGTGTAGCTAACTTCATTGTCATTGATAGAACAGCCGCTAGCCATTATAAGAAAGGGCAACCGATTCTGATATATGATCCTGATGCAACGTTGATCTTCGGTGGAGTCATCGACACGCCTATAGAGACGAGAGATGGAGACGGGTTGCTCCATCAGATAATCTGCGCTGACTATCACTATTTAGTTGATAAGCGTATCGCAGCCGAATCATATGAAGATACCCTGGCTGGCACGATTGTCGCTGATTTACGAACTAAATATCTGGCTGATGAGGGTATTACTATAGGCGAGATCCAAAATGGTCCGACACTGAAGAAGGTAGTGGTCAACTATGTGACAGTTTCTGAGGCTCTCACTGCCTTAGCTGAGAAGGCTAACTTCGTTTGGTATGTAGACGAACTGAAGGAGCTCCATTTTGTTGATCGTGCAACTGATGCTGCTCCGTGGACTGCTACCTATGCTGATATAATCCGTGGTAGTGCAAGTCTATCAGGAGATAGCCCACTCTACCGAAATCGCCAATTTGTCAGAGGAGGCAAGGCACTGACAGATGTGCAGACAGAGAATCGCACTGGAGATGGCGAGCAAGAAGCCTTTGTCGTGGGATTCCCAGTGGCAAAAGTGCCTACTATCAAAGAAAATACCGTGGAGAAAAGTATCGGTATTAAGGGGATAGACACAGGTAAGGATTGGTACTGGTCTAAGGGGGATATCGTCCTTTATGCCGACTCTCCTCCAGGTGATGGCGTGGCGATTCAGTTTATTTATACTGGCGAGTTTAATATCATTGTACGTTCAGAGGATAATGCTGCTATTCTCGATCGTAAGGATGTCGAAGGCGGAGGTACTGGCTATGTTGATAATGTAGCTGAAGATCCTAACGCTTCTACGATAGCTGCCGCTTTTGAGACGGCATCTAAGAAACTTCAGAAGTATGCTGTCATAGGCAGGATGTTCACTTATCAAACTCACAGGAGTGGTCTGAAGCCTGGGCAATTGCAAACGGTGAATTATCCTCTACTCGGGCTTAGTAATGCCGAAATGCTATTGGAAGCTGTGATGGTGGAGGCTGATGGTGACCTTATCACATATACTGTGTCTGCCGTGGAAGGGCCATCATCTGGTAGCTGGACTCGCTACTTCCAAGCGATACAAGATGTTAAGAAGGTGATCGTTGATAAAATGACTGTGGGAGAAGAAGAGATCTTGATCATCATGGTGGAAGAAGATGAGGAGTGGGGCTGGAGCGAAGATATCGTTAAGAAGGTGTTTGCTTGCCCAATTCCGAGCGTTGACCTATTTCCATCAGTTGACCTCTATCCATGCTAAGGAGGAATCAAATTGGCAAAGTACGAGAAATCCGCCATATGCCTCAAGTGTGGCCATACTGAAGCATCCACAAAGTATTGCTCGGGTTCAGGTGGAGATCATGTAGTTGGTTGCATCACGCCTGGAGAGCATATACATAGAGTATGTACCCGATGTGACTTCGGATGGATAGAGGAAACTCTAGATTCGGAGGTCTCATCGTGAACATACTTAATCTAATAGGGTGGAAAAGCATAATAAGGATCGCTGTAATCGGCTTAGATGGGTCTATCGAAGTCGTAGAGATCAAGAACAAGATCTCTGATGTCGGGCTTAATATGTTTCGTGATGCTCTGAAAGGTGTAATAACCGACGCTGAGATCAAGTATCTTGCTTGGGGGAGTGATAATACTGCCGTATCTGGTGATCATACGACGTCGGTTGCTGAGTTTGACAGGAAGCAAGTCACACTCCAAGAAAGTGGAGCTACGGGGATCATAGTTACAACGACTTATATAGCTCCTTATGAGGGAAATGAATCTACGATTGAGGAGCTAGGCTGGTTCGCTGGAGCAGATGCCTCTGCGACTCCTGATAGTGGTATCATGGTCGCTCGAGTATTGTATTCTAGGGCTAAGACCGAGTTAGAGAGCTTACAAGTCGAAAGAACTGATACTTTGAGTGAGGTGGTCTAATGGCTGAATATGAGAAGACAACATGGAATGAAGGACTTGCTCCAGGAATAAGCGCGGAAGATCTGAATAACCTTGAGACTCAATATGATAAGATCAAAAGTGAAACTTTCACTATGGCAGGAACCAAGACGTTCTCAGGATCAGTTATAATAGCGTCGAATATCCAACATGATGGCGATCTCACGACGCAGTTTCTTTTCACTCCAGCTAATATCTCTTTAGAGACATCAGGAGTATCCCGATTAGACATGAGCGATGCTGGCGTGCGCTTGGGTGGGGCTAACGCTCGTATCACCACCATCCTCGACGAGGATAATATGGCGAGCGATAGTGCTACGTCAGGTATCACTCAGCAGAGTGCCAAGGCTTACGCAGATACTAAAGTAGCTCATCATAATAGATCAGCAGGAGATGTCAATATCGCTACGGCTGCTACGGAACGCTCAGAGAACTCTGACACCTACACGAAGGTTAAGGAGTTTAAGCTACTTCTAGGTGGAACGATCCGCTTCGTTTGGGAAATGAGGGCTTGGTTCAATAGTGGCAGTGGCACGGCATACGCACGGATATATCGTAATGGTGTAGCTGTCGGGGTGATAAAATCTTCTATTGGTGATTATGGAACCAAAATAGATAATATAGCTGGCTGGTCTGCTGGCGATCTAGCCCAACTCTATATTCGCTATGTGATTATCACGGGAACTGGGTCATGCAGGGTTAAAGATGTTGAGATGCGAGCCGAGGCCGTTGTCGATCAAGTCCTCACAGATTAAGGTTGATCGTCAGATTCAATGAATCCTATAGGAGATACCCATAAGCTAATTTGCTTACGACGACCTTCTTCGAATGCACTTATCTTGCGCTTAGAGAACCCCAGGTATATTAGATCATGAGCTACCGTCTTTACGCTCACTCCACTCAATCCTGCATGGACTCTGACATATCTTGTGAGATCTGACAATCTTATATATAACCTGCCTCTCTTATCAGATGCCATGCTGTTCAATCCCAATCCGAATATCTTCATGATATCTTTATCTTCTTCTATCAAGGGTAATGAGATCCTAGTGCTGATGTAGTCGTTCAGCCATGTCTGAGCAGAATCTTCTCTAGTTACAGTATCAATCCTCTCTATAAGAGGCATAAGCTCCCTGGTGATTATCTTCCATCTCTTAAACGCACTATCTCCTAGGTTGAATCCCATGTCATATAGTTTGGCAGTAGCCTTCTTCGGAGATAATAATGACTCTGCGGTTCCCATAGGTACTCGTACGATAGTCCCATCGTCCTTTTGGCCTTCGATCTCATATTCAGAGTCCTGGATGCCATACTGAAACACACGTTTCACTATGAATGGCAATAGACTAAGGATCCCACCTGAATCAGATCCTCTCATTTTGCCGATAGTCCTCGGGATATAATCCGGTCTCAGGGATTTCTCTATGTCATCTTTACTCCCATGCTTATATCTGAATCTTATTATCAGATCTGCTATTTCCTGATCAGACCACTCGCTAGCTAATGTAGCCAGCCTCCAATCATAATCTGACATGCTTATCAGGTCACTATTTTCATGATTCCATGTATCTCTGAACTCTTGGTCACTCTTATAGAGGGTTTTGAACATATTCTCAGGAGGTTTAGCATCACTATTTAGGATGATATCTCCCGTGGGCTCTGGGCTAGGACAATTGTTATCTCCGAATACGCTTGAGCAGAGCCATTCCAAGCCTTCTTGATTATCTTTGATGCCGTCCCTATTCTGCCATAGTTCTCCAGTGAGAGCGAAGTATCGGCTCTTATCATAGATCTCAACATTGCCCTTACGACATCTCTCACTAGGTTTCTTACCTCGAATGATGATATGGATACCATGATTACTCTTGGATATCTCAGTGTAGCTATCTAGTTTGTCTATGATAGCCTGTGCTTCTGAGTCAATGTGGCCATCATCATCGATGACCTTGTCCAGATCTATGGCCACATAGTCATCTTCCTCTGAAAATACAAAACCAG